TTACACCTTTGTTTTAGTTCCATTTTCCATCAGATCAAGCATGGCGCCTCTTTGGGCCTCTATATGCCTGATATAACCCATAAGTGTCTCAGTTTTCGTCCAGGTACCTTCCTGCATGATCTGCGGAACGCTGTAGCCGGCAGCAGCCATATCTTGCGCGGCACCTACGCGGGCACTATGACCAGTCCAACACGTATAACGATCTTTGTTGGCTTTTTTGTCGGTTTTCCCGAGTGATGCCCAGGCGTCGGAGAAAATCTTTTCTATCGCCGGCGCGCTTAGCGGAGTTGCAGTGTTGATGATCGCCTTGTTAGTTCGATGTGTTCTACAAAATAGAAATGCGTCAGGATGGTCAGATAACCCAGCTGCATTTATCCAGGACGTAAGCCGCTCGGTAGACAGGGCACTGAGTGATTTCGTTACCCCGCCGGCTTTCAGAATGGTCTTCGTATAAGTTACGTTCAGTATGATCCGCCCGTCCTGCGCCCGCTCAATATCACGAACGCGCAGACGGCCTATTTCACTCATGCGCAATAGGGTGCTATAGGCAACATGAAGAAATGCCAAATTACGGATTATCGCAACGCGATCCGAGTCAGCCCAAACGGCATCGATGCTAAGAAGGTCATCGCGGCGGAATGGGACTGCTTGCCCTGTCCGGTCACCAGAAACCAACGCAGATCTGCGGGTTAACCGCATGGCTCGAGCGATCGTCGGTGAAGCTGTGGGAGATACCACTTGGGCCTGTTTGTGAAGCATCGAGATCAGTGAAACATGAACTTCAATAGTGCCGACAGATTGGCCGCTATCTTCCAAGTGTGAAATATAGTCTCGAAGATCCGCGCTTTTCATAGGAAAAAAAGTCCGACCTTCTTTCGCCGCCCATGCCGCGACTATACGCATGACACTAATTAACTGCGCCCAGGTGTTCGTAGCGAAGGCACCTTTATCGCGGACGAACTCGCGTAGCCGCTGAGAAATATCGTCCTGCGCACCTACGGCCACCAAAGAATTCAGGTCTGTAATGCCGTTCATAATTTAATAGTCCTTCAATTTACAGTTGGTAGCGCTACGTGAAAAATAATAAGTCACCAGGGGTTTTCCCCGTCAGATTCTTTGTAGCGTTACCTAGCCCAATGTTGCTACTTTTTCCATCTGGTTGATGAAAACCACCAGCGGAGAGGGAAAGGCGACTATTCGCACATCTCAAATCCTGTCAGTGATTGGGACGTCACTTTTCACTGTTTCATGTCACGCCAAGTCTGTTTGGGTGATTTGCGAACAATCCTTGCCGGCAACGTGATTAAGCCATAGGTCGGTGACACAGAAAAAATTTTTCTAATGCGGACTCGTGACGATCGCCCCGCTCAACCTTCCATAGTCGCCCCTAACTTTATATAAGTCCCATTATATAAAGTTACCGCCAAGGAGTACAGAACCGGCTCAATTTTACTTAAGACGTTATCTTTTGGGGGCTAAGAACATTTTGTGATGTGTGCCATGGATATCCACACCTCATGGGTATAAACAATGAAGAATATCAACGTTTGTAATGCGTAAAAGTTACGTTTTCGTTTGTTATAATTTGTAATGGACAGCGATCTAAAACCAGATAAAATAGCGCCGATGTGAAAAACTAACTGACTATTATTGTAAAGGGAGTTTCGTGAGTTCTTTAACCTCGCCCGACGCTGAGCAAATATTGCAGTCGGCTAAGAATAACTTTATTAGCAGTAGGTCTTCTTCTTTCATCGCGGAAATGATGTGCATATTAAGTGCTGAGTTTCCGAGCACTTGTGTGCAGGAGGCACATCGTAGGATCAAAGCCCTTACCAACATTCATAATGCGCATTCAAATAGTTTTAGTGGTTAATTTTTAAAATATATTTGGCGTCTATGACCCCTTGTAGGGGTCGCTACTCCCTCCAGTAAATCCGAACCCATCCGACCACCCCCGTAGCGTTTTTCGGCCCTCTATGGGGGGGTGTAGGTGCGGAATCCTCTTAAATCACCACCTATCTCTACGATCCAGCAAAAAACATTCTCAATTCGCGTTGAAACGTATTAAAATAAAAAGTGTGTCTGTTTATCTAATAGATAATTAGAATTTTTAGATGTATCCAGAATGGATTGTGCAGCGTTAATTAACGTATGGGAATGAATAATAGAATGAATACTGCCCTGTTCGATACCGCGTTTAAAGCCTTTAAGGAAGTACGGAGGGAGTGGATTCAGATTTTACAGCGCTACGCGGTGTACATTAACGATACCGGAGACGGCGTGCAACGGCCAGTGGCGGTGATCGATGATCCCGAGGTTATGAAGCGCCTGAGTCACCTACAGCTTGAATGGGAGCGTTTTTACCTCCTGGCGGAATCTCGCCGGCTTAAAAAGTTGTCGCCGCTGCCGGTTTCGTTGTATTCACCGGTACCGGTCATCGCAAGTAGTGGTGACTTAGCTGCTGTCATTGTTACCCAGGCGGCCAATACCATGAAATGGCACAGAGACAAGGTGATCATGTCCCTGGAAAAGAAACTGGCTCAGCATGTCAAAATGCGCCGGCTGGTGGAGTCTGGTGCATTGCCACAGAGTGAGTTGCCTTTAATCAATGCGACCATTGCCGTATACGAAGCCGATCTTGAGCGCTTCAACGCTATGCCTGAAGGTACAATGCTCGTTCGCCGGCAAAGTGGATATACCGACGTTATCGTAAAAATTAAGAATGAAGCCTCACAAGATGAGGTGTCGACCTTGAGTTCTATCTTCGACGGATTTGTTGAAATCGAGGTTATTCGTGTTGGCGCCTATGGCTGCGTGGTGGATGGTTCCAAACTGAAATATGAGCCAGTTATCGACGACAAGACCACGGCGGAAACTCGTAGAAATGTATACGCCAATGTCACGCCAGTACCTTGTGCACTAATGAGTTCTAACGCCTCCTTATATCTGCTCGATGACGTGAACCGTGCCAAAGCAGAAGCGAAGCAAGCTGCCCTGGATGAGCGTCGTAAGACGAGTCGCCAGGTAATGCGAGCTTCTCGCGGTCATATTGATGAAGGCGCAGAAGAAAAGAAGCCGCTCCGCACACGGATTTCAAGCAAAGCTGTCCCCAAAAATTGACGCTTTCAAAGCTGCGAGGAAGAGGCTATGCCGCCCCTTCCTCTGCATCATCAAAGTCATCCAGGTATTTCAACGCATCCACTCGTACATTCTCCCTGTCGAAACCAACGTCATCATTTGCGGCCACAAAATCCACCAGCATCGAGAAGCAATACGTATCCCATAGGTCAGGTGACTTGATATTAAGTTTCTGACGCATTACGGTTTTTTTCATGATCACGTTCTGGCCCATCTCATTTATGTCGACGGGGATCTTACTGGCTTGTTCAGCTGTTTTAGGGTTCGCATCAAGACGCATACGACCGGACTTTATCGCATCCCTTGCCATAATGTTGGCAAAAGCGCGTTGGTTGGCAAATCGCTGTTTATCGTCGCGGGAGTGCATTGGTTTACCCCAATTTATACGAACAACAGGCACACCAAGGGACTCTAATTCCCTCACTGTTGCGTCGCCAATGCCGTCGGCATCCACGGCTATTGTTATGTTGGGGAACTTCTCTTGAGTGCATTCCTGGAAGATATAGTGCGCAAACTTCACGGGGTGACAGTCGCCGGCCATCTCCATTACCAAGAACGGAACTACTCGCCTGGTGTGGCGCCGACCGGACACCCTGAAAATACTCAACACTGATTTGTCGCGGCCGTTACCAACGTCACAACACGCAACCCAACCCCAGCCTTTATGGAGGCGTACTTTCCGCCGGGCTGCCCGTTCGCATTCATCACGCCCCAGCAGGAAGCCATGAGCATTTTTAGGGAACAGCCCAAGCACCTTGATTTGATACTCAGGGTTATCGCGGCCACCATACTCCAGCAGTTTGCTGCGTATAAACTTCTCATTTACCCAAGGGGACTCCTCAGAGTTAAGCGTAATAGCTGTAAAGTCGCCCCTTGGGTTTTCCTTGGAGCGGGCAAGCTTGTGATGAGAGTCGTAGAAATAGCCACTTGGGCGAGTTGGCTGAGATATCAGTAATAGTCGGTTATCGTCCTCTGTCAGGGCGCCAGTGATGATACCGAAAGCTTTGTCATTAACACCTGACGCTTCATCGATGATGTAAAACAGGTGTTTAGCGTGTTCGCCGGCAAGTGCCTCTTCATTACCACGGCGGAAGCCCTTTGGAATGACTGTCCAGCTGCCTTTATTGGCGATCTCATAGAAAGACGTATCGGTGATTACAAAGTAATTCTGGAGCCACGGTTGCCGGCGAACGCATTCATTCCAGTTTTGTTTTATATATTTGAAGATACCGGTCATAACCTGCTGGATTTTGTTCGCAACGATAATGACGCGCGCACCTGGGTAAAACATGAGGTAGCACAGGATCATGATAGAGGTCATGTCCGATTTACCCGTACCATGCCCGGATGCAACAGTTGTGCGGCTACCAGTATCTTGGGCGGCGTTGATAATCTCTTCCTGCTGCCAGCTGGGGATCTTACCGAACAGCTCCACGGCTGCCAGGCTCCAGTCATAGCGATAGCGGATTACCATATCCCGCCAGCGGGGGTCGGTGATGACCGAACGTATCGTTTTACGCGCCATCTTTTGCCCCTCCTGGCCCATACAACTCTTCGTCGGTTAGTTCGTCATCAAACTCCTCGTCAGACTCAAATTCACTACTTATAAACTCGCCCTCGCGTCCATCTCCATCGGCGTCAATATCTCCATAGCTACCTTCATCAACGATCTGCGCGACCATTGCTCGCCGTTCTGCAATGAATTCCTCTTTACCCTCCCTCATTGCCTTATGCTTTCTGGCTTCTGCATCGATTTGTTCATCATCGACGGTACTTGTATTGTCATCAGGCTCAGGTGGCTTGGTGGCCTCTATACGGGCTTGCTGCATCAAATGAGGGGGAACTATGCCTCCGTTTGCTTCGATGAACTCTGCCGTCTCCTGATAGCTCCAGTCGTGTTCCTTTTGTTGTTCATAGGCCACCGCAATCAGATTAAGAGTTTCCATTTTGATGCTGTGGGCCTCTTCCTCTCTGCGCGACTTCAACATCACTGAACGTAGTGCGCTCATCGATTTGGCTGTTTCACCGATCCCTACACTGACATTGAGTAGCATCTGTAGCGTTTTGTGTACCGGGTGCGTGCCTCCTTCATCTGGCTTGAACCCCTCAGCCTCCTCGTCTAACCGATCGAGACTACGATTGCGAGCGCGCTCCATGAGTTTTAGGTGGGAATAGACCATTGCAATTGAGCGAGCTTCTAGGGTGTTAATGAAGTTTGGATCTTGCATTTCCTCAAGGGTGTCCTCCACATCCTGGGGGCGAGGTGTTGCATAACGGCCATGAATAATGCACTCCTCGTTCATGTGTCCAAAGCGACGGCCGCCCCGCGCTTTAGGCACATGAAGCAGGGCCGCATCGTCCACCCCGTTCGCCGCCGGGAAAGTGATCTTTTTGTCGCTTGCGTGATCACGTGCTTTTCGTGATCGCTTATGGTCTGCCGCCTCAGCGCTAAATCGTGTATCACCAGAGCTGGTGCGGGTTCGTCGTGTTTTTTTGGGGGCAGTGATCACGTGATCACTTTCGTTCCCGATAGGATGATCACTTGAACGATCACGTTTGTGATCACCTTTAGAGGCCTTTCCTGCTGTCGCTTTCTTTGGTTTATTTTTTGTGGCCGGCTGCGACTGGTCTGCCGACTTCTTTTTTAGCTCTCTACGGGCCGTATTTGCGTTCAAGCCGTGGGCTTCTGCATATTCCTTGACTGTGATCCCTCGCTCATTTTGGAGCGCGGTAAATCTTTCTCTGTGCTCATCCCAGGTCATTCGATGCTACTCAGTGGCCTAATTTCAGTACGTGCAACGCGGTATATCAAAAGTGAGTAATGAAGCTGGCATTTTTAGATTTATCATGTTTTTGAAATCATTAATTAACCATTTGCAATCAAATATCATCTCTTTGCTTGAATGGATGATCGCAGTGAGATAATCTCTCACCGTGTTTTACCTAACAGAGAAAAAGGCGAAAAAAATGAGCAAAAACAAACCAGTTTATGTGGCTTTAGACTGTGGCTCTGGCAATGTTGCTACCGTAATGGAGAATAAGGGCGAGGTTCAGATTCGTGTAACTCCATCGTTTGTAGCGAGAGTGCTGGGACAGGCGAAAGAAAGCGACTCGAAGACTAACTGGGTTACAACGGGTGCCAGCGGCGAACTGGAAACCTATGCTGTGATGAATAAGGCTATCGGCGCCATTGATACCCGGACACCCGATTATCAACTGAGCGCGGCTTGTCGTGTGCTTGTAGTTAATGCTTTGGCACAGCTCAAACTTGGCGGCCGCAAAGTAGTAATCGCTGACACCTTGCCGGCAGACCAGTATTACGATGATAACAACGCCATAAACCGCCAGCAGATCGAGCTGAAGAGAAATTCCTTGATGACCGCGGTAACCAACGCCACCAGCGAAATTGCTTCACCTGATATCGTGTGTGTTGAAATTATGCCGGAAGCCGTGACCGCATATAATGCAGCCCTATACACTCAGGATGGGCAAGATAACCCGTTCCTGATAGGTGCCAAGGATGTAGCCATTATCGATATTGGCCGCTATACCTGCGATGTCGCACACTTGGACTGTGACAACCATACCCTGTTCTCCCGTGGCACAACCCCTCGCGGTGTTCATATCATGCTGGAAGCGGTCAAAATGCAGATGATTGACCAGGCAGAAACGATCGGTATCCCTGTGGAGAAAGTTCGCGTGATGACGCTCGATGACATCGACTCCATTGTCCGCAAGGGCTACTACGGTTCGAGCATTGAAGCCTTGAAGGATAAACGTGTGTATCTTGACCATATCATCTCGGCTGCGGCAGCTAGCTTCGCAAGTGAAATCAACTATGCTCTCAAAACGATTGTTAAGTCACTTGGCAGCATCGACGCACTGATTATTGTTGGTGGCGGCGCCTACTATATTGGTGGCTTGCTTCGAGAAATGCCTAACTTTGTTGCGGATTGGCATGATAACGTTGTGATACCCCACCAGCCAGAAACTGCGGTTGCACGAGGCGCCTACCTTGCCCTGCTGGCCCGGCATGATGTGGAAGAACAAACAACTGAAATTGAGGCTTAATTATGGCTGAAAACAAACGCCGGCTACTTCAGCTTAATCTGGATAAAGTTGCTGCTCACAGCTATTTTGGAAAGCGCTTTGTCGATAAGCACCAAAAGACTGATGCTCTGGTGTCCCGGCAGGCACTGCTGTTCAACTCGATCAGCATCGGCAATATGATTATCGAAAGTGGTTTGGATAGCGCCTTTAAGGCCCTGGATAATGCGACGTTTGCGAACGCCAGTAAGGCGGATCGAGCCGAAATGATTCTTCGAGCGTTGGAGCTATTTAGCGGAGTTAAAACCAACAGCGCCAAAATCCCTCAACAAGCTCATGAGCCGGTAGTGCAAAGGGTTGTTGATTCAGCGCCACCAGCAGTGAAAGCTGAAGAGAAGCCCGTGGATCAGACACCTGAAGTACCGGCTGAAGAATACAGTGACAGCGCCGAAACCACAAAAATGTCATTGCCGTTAAAACGTGATAAAGCCCGAACGTTTAGCTAATAGGCTGTGAAATAACTCCCTTCCAAAAGCCATCGCACTAAGCATGGCTTTTTCTTTTGCATCCCCCCTGAGTGTTTCCTTGATGATGGTCGTGGACAGATCAGTGCGTCGACCATTTCGGAACTTGAAGTAATGGCTGCTGATAGCTTTCAAGTGGAAAGTTCGCGGCCGGATCTCGTCATAAAGCACGCAATCCGCCTGGTTGGAACGGTAGAAACCTTTCAACCGTATGTAGATGTCATTTTTTTCTATGAGGAGGCCTGGATACGCTTTCTGGAGAAGAATAGTTAGCTCGGGGGCTGAGACAGGCCTATTTAGCCTCAACATAAAATCTGCGACTTCTGCACTGTTGATACGTGGGCGATTTTCCTGCATTGCGTCCTTCACTCTGCGTTGTTGCGTAAAACTAATTAAATACCATGCAACGATAATAGCGGGAGATTCACGACCATTCAAATACGCTGTTGAGCCGAATAACTCACAAGTGCTAAGACGGGCGTCGATTCTTCCGTTAATGCAATACTAATTAACTAATTATTTCGAAACCTCTCGCAGGCCATCTTCATTTTTCAGTACATTGCTCTGTTTTGTGCCATTTCAGGCCGAATCAAACCGTCCAAATCTTGCGGGGCTTAAATATGATTCCATTTATCTATCATATGATTAGATTTAACATGACCTCTGGGTGTCATGGAGGCGCACAGCTAGAGGTATAACCTCATATGCCAATGAACTACGCTTCAAATCGGGCTTTACCAGCGCCATTGGTTTTGTTCATGCCGTTGGCGTTTCACGGCTTATTCTTTCAGGAGAAATTTTTACACCCGCTTGCGTGAGTCATGGTCAATTACTAATAATTTTTTAAAGAGGGTTTGATAAATGTCCAATCTTTTAAATAATCACAACGATAGAGTTATAACTGGCGCGGAGCTTGCGGAGACTGGCTTATCTGTCATCGCTGATGCGATCAAAAATGAACTCATATCACTTGAGGTAGGTAGGATATTTGACGATATTTATGTTCATGCGGATAGACCCGAGGGGGTGGTTAGGATCAGTTATGTAATGTTTAGCCCAACAGTCCAGAATGAAGTTATAGCTAGGTGTTCATTTGTGCATACCGGAGAGAGCAAGGGCTTACCACACTTTCAAGTTGACTGGGCTGTTTTATCTCATTACAGATCAAAGGGTTTTGGGAAAGCGATTGCCTTCAAGGCATTAAGTGAATTTATAAGTGGGATGCTTCCGCATTCCGAAAATGGGTTCATTGTCGAAGCTGTAGTTGATGCTGGTAATGAAGTATCCATGAGTATAGCCAGACAACTTATCGGAGGAGAGGAAATCTTAACCAAGCCTGATACAGGAATGAACGCTCATAGTTTCCTGAAGATTTACTCGCCAAATTACTAACCTGACACCCTCGGAATGGATTTTTTTTAATCGATAAATGGCTTTTAACGGACAGTGTTGTCTACTAATCGTTTTTTCAGACAACCACCTCATTTTTAGCGTACGTTTTTGTACGGTTGGCCCTCAAACCCCGAGATCTGGTATGAAACGACATAATGCAATTACCATAGCCGCTACACTGCTAATGGCCTCTCAGGCACATTCCGCAACAAAATCCAGCATAGATCCCGCAGCAAAAGAAATAGTGTCAATGATGTGCCGGTGGGAATTGGACAGCGGTAAGCTGACCGAGCAAGCGCAACTCTTAACAGTCTATGAGAATGGTAAAGACAAATATTGGCTGGAGCTGCACCCGTCTGTTAAGGGGAGCATGCCGCCTATCGTGTACAAGCGCCATCGAGTAGGTGGTTTTGTCGAAGGTGAAAAGTACAAAGAGTATTTCTGGAAAGGCTCTAATTTCCGCCTAACGATGCTTCGAGATGCCATCTTGAGGAAAGGCGAAGTTATGCTGGGGCTAGAGGACGTTGATAATGCGGCAATGCCCGTCAGCAACGCAAAGTGTGACAATGTAACTTACGCGGACAGCAACTAATGAGCAGCGTTAAGTTCCTTCCATTCGTGGGCGGCCGCTACTACTCAAGCCGCTATGGCGTTCGTGTCCTGGTGCTTGGCGAATCCTACTGTGGCGACGCAGAAGACAATGCGCCGGACTTCACACAAAGCGTCATCAAGGATCACGCCTTTCCCGAATTCAACCGAGCCATAGCAAAAGCCCTTTTCCTGGCAGGCTCAATATTTGTTCTTCACCCCATAACTCTATCCGTTTCGCTGCTAACATCAGGCTTTGAAAAAATAACGAAGGATCCTTTGTATGACTGATACCGCAGCAAATGAGATAGCACCACATTTATCCTCAATCTTTGAAAATGAAGCCAGTGGGATTCTTCAGGATCTGATCGGTACTCCAACCCTAATGGGGATGATGATGTTTGCGACCGAGGAAGAAGTAAAAGCCGCGCGCAGCTACATCATTGGCATATTTGAAGAGTGCTACCGCGTCGGACATTTACGCATCATGGGTTCCGCTGATGATGGAGCCTTGTTCGGGTACGCCTTAATTTTTGGCCATCCATCGGAAAACTATTCGTTGTACTGCCATAAAATTTATGTGTATGAGCAATATCGTGGTAATGGAATTGGCAGCCTGCTGCTGGGCGGGATTCTTGCCCTTCCAAACGAAGTTGGTCTGGTTTGCTCGTCTGATCTCGTTCCTTTTTACGAATCTGCCGGAATGCACTTCAAAGGAAACTTCACTACGCCATCAGACGGGGGATTCACGAAAACTCGCGGTATGTATGCAGGTCTTTGCGTAATGAGCACTGATAGTGGTGAGGCTAATGGCCTGCCCATCTTCATGCTGAACGATAGCGACATTGATAACATCATACAGGCCATAGTATCAGCCAAAAAATGATCCCCATCCCCGGCATTGACCGGGGATTTCAATGATGCTTTTTTCCGCATGTCATTGTAAAGGGAGCGGAACGACCAGTGTCAGGCCGTTCTTTATTTCTTAGTCCTTGTATTCTTTTTCATTTCTTTTCGATATTCAGCCGCACCGTAAACAAAACTTAAAGCTCCAAACAGTAATGCTATCTTGCCGGCAGGTGCCGTACCCCATTCAGCGCCCCATGCCATGCCAACGATAATGCCCCAGGTGATGAATGCCGCTCCCACCAGCAGGGAGCGGAACATTGCGATTATTGTGTTTCTTACCATTCAGATTTCTGGCGCCGGCTGTGGGAGCATCGCCTTAAAGAGCTTCGCCCTGTCATCATGCTCCGCCCTTTCCTCTGGAGTCATAGCCTCCATTTCAGCGTTGTACTCAGCCCTGCGCGCAAGCGCCTCGAGGAGCACCCTAGTCGAAATACCTTTGCCGAACTTCAAGCCAGGCAGCAAATGCACGGGGCATGGCAGTCTTTCAGGATATGCCGGCGATTGTGGGGAGGCATAGAGTCGGTGAATCCCTTTGCCTAGCTGCATTCCAGCCGCTGTCCAGGCGACGGAGTGGTCTGCCAGAGTTTTGGCACCAATAGTCAGAAGGCATACCGGCTTACCATCTCGCAGTTGTGGCGCTGACGGGTTGATGCGAAACATTTCAACGATGCGCGACAATGACGTGAAGTTCATGAAAGGCACCGGCTGATGGCCCTTATACGTTCCAGGGGTGAACTCCATCCTAATGCCGCCAGTAACTTCCTTTACTGCATCTGCAATCTCATCGAATGCCACCGGATTCACATTGGCTGGCGCTAGCGGGGCGGTGAACAGCGGCACAATTCTAAACCCATCACCGGTATCTCTCCGCAGATCATTCAGCACCGGCTTTAATTCTTCAGCAGTACAGGCTACGCAATTTTCATCGAGCCAAGCAGATCCATCAGGGTTGCAGATGGCGTACATGAATGGCGCTTGCGCAGGCTGCGCCTCCCTTTGCTCTGGCGAAGCGGTGTAGACAATGCGGAATTGGCTTTTACAGGCCTCGTTGTATACCTCGCTGTAGATTCGTTCTTCGGCATCGTACCAGCGGCCGTCGTCCCAAATTTGATATATTTGCGTTGCTGCCACCGGCTGCGCCTCCCGGTTAGCCGCCCGAACCATGTCGATCAGCTTGCGGATTGTTGCACCCGTGCCGCCGACATCCTCCAATTTGCAGAGCAATTCGAAACCTGCATCCTGGTCATCGCCAACAGCCTCTACATGCACCGCGGCTTCATATATTTCCTGCATCGCCTCAGTCGTTAGTGTATGTGTCATGCATCCCCAATCGTTGAGTATTTCGTACACGGATACGTGAAAACCATCCCGTGGCAGCTGTCCTGCTCGAATACCAGCTCCTTTGAGATATCGCATTGCTTAATGTGATCCCCAAGATTGGCGCGGTAGGTTTTGCAAGCGTCAGCATCTAGTTCAAACGCCTGGTTAATTTGAATGCCGGCATCCATAAGGCCAATATCCATTAAGCCGGCGCCACAGAAGTAGGAATTGACTGTTATAGGGTTACGCACCATGACTCCCCCCAGAAACTACGCCATAATTTCCGTACCACCAGCCATCGTCAGCTTTAGTCAGCAGCATTTTTTTGACCGGCTCCCCTTCCCCTAAAATCTGCTCACGCGCCTTCTTCGGAACCGCGAATGTCATACCGACCTGTCCATTCAATTTTCGCTTGAAGTCGCCACCAGTTTTTAACCTGACCTTTTTTAATTCTGCATCTACCTGGAATTCAATCGTGGGCTGCTTTGGGCCTTCAAATACTGCAATCGTGATGTGACCGATTCCGTTCCTTCTGACGGTAACCGCTGGCGTCCTTCGAGGACACTGGTTCGGGCCGTTTCGTACCGTCATTTCATTTATTGATACAAAAGCCACTTAAGCGCCCTCTTCCAGTGACTGTGAAGGCCGCTCCAGAATCGCTTCAACGCTTTCGGAAAATGCCTCGGCGCCGCGCTCCTGGAAGGATTGTTCAACCTCATTCTGGAAAGCAATGCCGTCGGCTGTGTTCAAGTGGCCGTGACGATAGCCGGCAGCATAGACCTCACCGGCCGCTACTGAATGCGCTGAGGTTTCCAACAGAAGTGCGTCCATTTTGTTTTTCAGATCAAATACCGCTTGGTAAATGCCCTTATCTTCCACACCGAGCATTTCAGCGATCAACGTGCAGGTTTTTAACCCGAAATCCTTATCTTCTTCATTCTCAATTTGGAACGCATCAACCAAAGGAAATAGGCCTTCATCCGGGTAGTCGGTGCTGTATGCCACCAGCCCGTTAAATGCCTCTGCCCCCTCTTCTGGGGCTGCCGGGATGTGGCCCGACGTAATTGTGTATTGGGCGTCTAATATGTCTGATGTCGATTCAGAGACGAGTAGGCCCGTAAACTCTGCCAGATCTTTAACCTGGCGAGCCGAAATGAGGAGTTCCATACTTGTTTACCTTGATGAAAGTTAATCGTAGTTCTTTGTTTCTGGGCGGTTTTTAAATTCGTGGTCTGATGCGAACCCCACCCAAATCAACACGCCAACACCTAATAAGATGAATGGGAGGGCTTTATATAGGACTTCCCAAGTCAGCATCGTCAGATCCTCGGAAAGGTAATTTTTTGCCAAATAGCCGATACATATTTGACCTGGTGGATCGCGTCATCGAGGGCGTTGTGTTTTTCGCCTACAAAAGGCAGTTCTTTTTTTGGATTGAAGCCAATATCAAGGCCAGCTTTCACGATAGTTCGCACATCACAGTCATTCCAGAAGACCCAGAACGGTTTCACACCACAGCGTTGATAACCGGAGCGTAGAATTGTGTTATCGAAGGTTGAACCATTCCCCCACACCTGAACACGGTCTAAGTCACTACAATGGGACTGTATGAAGCCACCTAAACGCTTCAGCGCATCGACGTTCCTTTCGCGTGGTTTCGCTGTAACCGCTGCTCGAGCCGCATCATTCTGTGCCAGCCACCAATAGATCGTGTCAGCATCTGGTTTTGCCCCCAGTTCCAGCTCACTCACCAGGTCTATGACCGTATAGAAACTCGGCCCAACCTCTCCAGTCTTGAGGTCGAAAAATACTGCGGCGATCGTCAACATTGGTGCCTATGGGCCATTACCGAGGGTTTCAATATCAACCATTACGTTCTGCATTTTTATCCTTATTTTTTAATTTGCTGTGCGCCTTTGCTTGGAACCGGCCACAATGGAGTGCATTTGAAACCGCTCTATCTAATTCCGTTATTTCCGCTTTACATTCCCAGGGCTGGAGTGGTGTCTCTTCTATCCAACCGATCAACTGATCGTGAAAGAAAACATCCATCCGGCCCACGGTGCATTTCGTCGATATTCCTTCTTTCTGCTGGGGCCAATCATTGATGTGAGGTTTTATGATGAAGGCCAGGTGTTCCTCACGCAGGCGCTTCAACTCGGCCATAACATCCACTACTTATCGACCCCGGCAGCATGCCCAGCATTGATAACAGCCATACGTAGAGCCTTGATCGAGGTGCACCGGTGACGGAACACAAAGGACGCCAGGTAATCCACCAGCTCGAGGAACTTAAGACGCCTCTGTAAACGCTGACATTCGATCGGGGTTAAATCACCGACAACTGCCCGCGATTTAACGCTGTCCAGCTCACGAACTAATTCACTATTTCGAGCCATTAGAGAACGTCGATCATCAGTCAATGCGTCAATGGTCGCTTTATGCTCCTCAGCGGCCTGCTGGCGGCCTGTCGCTTCCGCTTTTGTGGTTAGCTTAAGCAGAGTCGTGAAAGAGCTACCAGCCATGCTCAGGGGCTTCCGAGTGTCGACGCCGACCGGAATCGTCACTTTCATGCCTAGCCATTCAGCCAAAGAGCGGATTTGCGAAAATGAAACCTGTTCCAATACTGTTTTCATCGTTCTTTCTCAGAATGTAATCAGGGAGTTATTTCTTGCCTTTGCGATGTTTCTTACTACGACCAACGGTCGGCGCGTCTGCTCTTCCTTTGGTTTGCCCGGATAGCCCAACCTGGCGACTAATAGTTTCTTCAATGGTGCGAGATGATTCAGGAAGCATTGGCTTCTCAATTTCAATGGGGCCAAGCTCTGCTTCCCATGCTTCCTTATAAACGTATGCAACCGAGCGGATCTTCCGGGCTGTTACTTCACCTATGCCTTTCAATTTTTCCAGGTCAGAGGTGAATGCATTGCCCAAGTGCGCCAATGTGGTGATTTCCAACTCGGCCATCTTCACTACGTCAGCTGGTTTTAACTCGGGAACGTCGACAAGCTTCACGCGGTCGGCATATTCGAAGAAGGACGCGAGATGAGGATTTGTTACCGCTACAAGTGCGTGATGCGCGCGCGTCAGCTCGTTATAGAGTTCTTGGGGGATCTCGTTCTTGAAAATAGCGAGGTTCTGGTACTGGACAATGCCCCACTCGCTAATGCGAGCAACAAGGTCTACGCCGTAGGTACTGCGTAGGTTGATATGGAAATTTAGGTTATTTACGAATGCTGGCTGATCCACATCACGTGGCGCATTCGGGTATTGCAGCGGATACATGAAGAAGTGCATGTAGAACTTTAGGCCCGGATTCGCACTACTCTGCCAGAAGCGGTCACCACAAAAACCGTTAATAATATCCTGCTCGCGGCGGGAATAATCGCGGTAGTGAAGCAGAGCAATATGATCCAACTGCATTTTGTTGTACGACAGCGAAGTTTTGTCATGCGCCGTCATTTCTTGACCCAAACGCTTACGCAACTGTGTGACTTTACCGCGCGCTTCGCTCAGTTCTGTTTCTGTGGTTTTCAGCTTTACGGTAAGGCGGCGCAGAGCTTCGGCATGGTCAGCCTTCAAGTCATCATGTCGTTGAGCTAATCGCTCTACCTCTCGCTCCAAGCTTCGTTTTTCTTCGGCGGTTATACCTGTGGACTGACCCAACTCAACACGAAGCAAATGCAACTCATCAGCTTTGATTGACAGCTGAAGGCGCAAGTTTGTAATGCTATTGTCTCGGGCCTCTACAGCATCCACCAGCTCGTTGTAACCGTCTGCCTCAGCAGTAGCAAAAATCGCAATGTTGCGAGCCAGGTCGGCTAAATCGGCCTCCATGCGCTCCATGCTTGCCCGGAACACTGAGTTACCTGCCACGCGGCTACAGAAGGTCGCTTCAGACGATAACATGTTGATTTGTGCAACCAGGATATCCGCATCTGGTACGAAGGCCGATTCCGGTTCAGCCACTAATAATGCGTCAGTCATTAGAACTCTTGCTCCCACTGCTTTTCTGTCATTTTTCCGCGATACACAACCTGTGCAAGTATCGCCCCAGGCTCCAGGCCTAATTCGTTCTTCAAAACTTCTATGCGACGGTAACCAAGGCGCTTGTGCCTGAACCGTACAGCTACCTGTTGCCGCTTTTTGTCACTTTGTTCAAACACCAACGAAAACCAGTAATACCTACGTTTAAACATCAAAACACCACGTTGTTAGCGTAAATCTAATAATATATTAGATATATTACAAAACACCGGATCGATTTGCATTAATTTTGTTAGTTTTACGCAACATTGATTATAGATTTTAGAGGGGTGGGGACGATATTGAAGCATTGAGGAAGGTCAGCAGATGACGTAACGCCAACCTTATCTATTGATATTACTTGATTTTTAGCGCACAGAAGCTGGATAGGGAAAATGCGACGATAGCGTTTAAAAGCACTGCAAAAGTGTCAGATGCCAGGCCGAACATATGGAGCGGCAGCATGTTTACTGTAAAAAATCCGGCAAATATCCCGGTCGCTACAATTCGACGGCGGGTAAAGAAGTCCTTAATCAAGAAGCCTCCGGGTCGTGTCGACCATAATTTTTTTATTCATCGCATATGCGTAGTTGTATTCCGCTACAGAAACCGGAGATTTTTGGAAGTCACGAGGAAACCAAACTACCGTGCAAGCCACCAGCATTGCCAGGCGCATCATGGATACCGTTTCAAGGGGCTGGCTAATCATCGTAACTGGAGGCTCTATGAGAGCATATCCCTGCTCTTCAAATGTCGCCTTCACGTTGCAAAGCCTAGCCCTCATTATACGGGCATCGACATCATGAGGAGTCGACAGATAAACACTCATCAAATCCGCCATACTTCATCACGCTCCCGCAGGGACATTGAGGCACCGGCCTCAAGATGCCAGTATGACATGATCACCTCGATAGCTTCATTATGCCCAACACACAGCGCACAGTAATAACCTTCTGATGTTAGGCGGTTCAGCCACTCTTTTTGTTCTTCTTTTGCGCCGCTCTTCCCATACTTCAACTCTATCCGCAAACCGTGATACTTACCTCGAGCGGCATCGAGCGACATATCCGGGTAACCCTTCTTTTGGCCCTCAGCCTTTAGCTTTCCTCCAGTCGCCTTGGTTCTTTGGCCCCCATTAGGCGTAGAGTGCAGCAGGTGATAAATTCCCTGATGGTGGCACTCGAAATAATAGAAAACTCTGACCTGTTCATAGTGCTCTTGTTGGCCCTTAATCCGGTCGGGATTCTTATCAAGCAAAGCCAACGCGATTGCATGCGCCGATTTCTTCACTGCGCTCTTAATCACTTCTCCCAGGACGTTGGCCTTTCCGCTAACTCGCGAGGTTGTACGACTTGATCGCCCCCCCATCTTTTTTTGACGATCTGCTAACCATTCCTCTGTGAACCTAATCATTGGAACCTCTCCGCGATCGACGGATTTCTTTGGCCTGGTTAAGCTTCGCCATAGGATCAAAAGTAGTTTTTCCGTTTTCAGCTGGTTCTATCAGCTTGCGGGGTGTACTCAATCGATAGATGCTACTGTCCGCGATTTTCCGTTCAGCTCTTGCCATCACTCACTCATCATAATAAAAAACTAACCTTTAATTAGTTTAACACCAACACCAGCAATTTATAACCGAGTGCTGATATCTACTTTTGCTACTCCGGTTTGAGCAAGCACCTCCGCATTCACGCGATCTACATTCTCACGCAGCCACTTCCCTGCCTCCATTTCCCCTCGAAATCTCTCGGGCGCACCAGGTATTTTTTTTCCTGGAGGTACACTGTATCGATCAGGTGAAATGGGGTCTACAGGGAAATATCCAACCTCAAAGTGTGGTGCTGCCGTTGCCCTCCATCCTCCAGTTGGGAAGTAGCCCGGTGTTACACGAGTAACGTAGAATAGGCCTGCGCTGCGTTTGAATTCTGTGCTCATATCAATCCTTTACCATGTAAAACTAATTAACTATTAGATTAACATTTTTACAGGCAAAAAAAAGGTACCAGAAGGCACCTTTATGAATTAGCAAGTATTATTTATGAAGTATGAGTTATTACTTATTAAGTTCGGCCAGGTATTTCTCTACTGCTTCTCGCATAATCGCACTGACACTTTTAGGGTTCTTCCCTGCTCGCTTATTGCTAAGTGCCAAATCTTCAATTTTGCGCTGTAGGGCCATTGGCAACGAAATAGCGGTGCGCGTCATCTGTTCAGCTGGTGCTGGGGCCACCGCTGGTGCCACTGACGCCTCTGGCTCAGCTTCGTGCTGCCCGTATGGTCGGTCTGACAGACGCTTAGCGAGGGCTTCAACCTCGGCTTCACTTGGTGCGGGGCGGCGATCTACCTGCACACGTTCGCTTGGTTTTTTAACAGCCATTAGAATACCTCGTCAATCAAAGACCAAATTTCGACTTTCGCTTTTTCATTGCCGGTTTCCAGCACCGATTTACCTTCAGCCATAACATCGCGATAAACCTTGCGGAAACAACTTTTTGAGTTCAATGGCTTGAGCTGGTCGAACTCTGCAACGTATTCCAGAAATTCGTTGCGCTCAGTCCCAGCTAAAATTACGTTCGTTGAGGCAATGCTTTGATAGCAATACGCCTTCAGTTCCGGGTTTAAGTCACGAACTTGGATTAACTGCTCTTGCAACTCAAGCATTGTGTCCAGATCCAGCTGTGAACACTGATGCGGTGCAATTAGCTGATGTGCCACGGTACATGCCGTGATCAGTTCCCGACTGTTACGCCCGGCCACATCCACTATGACGTGTTTGTATTTCTCGTCCAGGCTTCGCAGCGTTGCCGCGATGTTTCCTGTTTTCTGTATTAGGGTAATAAATGGCTGAAGGCCAGATGATTCACGCTCAGCATTCCAACGCGACGCCGAGAGCTGTATATCAGCATCCACCAGCACAACCTCTTCACCACGTAATGCAAGCCCCACCGCTATGTTTACGGCCGTGGTAGTTTTCGAACATCCACCCTTGTTTGCGCCAACGACAGTGATCATGCGAACCCTCGATATAACTTAATAATTTATACGTATGAGTTAACACTTATGAATTCATACGTATGAAATATGAACTGCGTGTCACTCTATAATTTGACTGATTATTATCCCAATAAATCAGAATGTAAAGTCATAATTTATATTTATAACTTATGAAGTATGATTTCATATTTAATAATTGAGCATTAAAAAGGGCGCATTGCGCCCTTACCTTCAGTGGTTCCTTAGTTAGAACACGCTCAGTGCTCACTGACCGGACTTGGAATGCTTGCCAGCATTGCAGCGCGGCAGGCGTTCCAAACCTCGGCGGCGATATCTCGCTCACTCTCGGTCATTTTGTAGGTAGAAACATAACCGGATAACGCCTCTACATTTTCCGCTGTCGCCTCATCCGGAACTGCTGGCGCTGGCGACTCTCGGCGTATCGAGGCCTTAAGCTGGAGGTCTTTATCTTCCAGCGCCTGCTCAGACCCAGTTAGCATTGAGTCGAGAGTCTCTAGCGCTTCCAGCAGAGCCAGTACGACGGCGGGGGTAGCAGCAGCGATGAATATCGCATCTTGTCCCGGAGTTGCGGCAAGTGCGGCAATTGCGGCCGCTTTCAGCTCTTCCAGTTGCTTATTCATTATGCACGCTCCTTCATGATTTCAGCCTTCTGCTCGGCGGTGAGGATGCCAACCGTTGCCGGGGCATCAAATATGAAAGCGCCCATACGGGCGCTAAATGGTTAGAGTGGGCTGTGTTCGGAAGGGTCGATAACGCCTTCAGCCTCGATGATTTCCCCGGCCAACCGCGCCAAGCGAAACCGCTCTTGCTCGCTAAATTCTGGGTGTTCTTTCAGAATTTTTTGATACTGAGCAAACTGCTTCGCACCTGTTAATTTTTTAGCGATCTGCGAAGCCAATTTACGAAATTTTCCGTATTCCATTGGTACCTCCTTTACCAGTCAAACAGTGGCAGGCCGTCGACCGTTGCTGCACCAACATCAAAATTGATAGCATCGAACCCTGCTTCCATGAGCACAGTGATTGTGGCTATGGTCGGCTCGCTAATCCCACAGTGAGTAAGCACCTCAGCCCAATCTTCATCTTCGCGCGGGAGAACGATCCAGCCTGAGCCAGTGCAAACCAGCCAATTTAGACCCTCTTCATCCTGTTCATCCCAGCTCAAAGTCGGGAGCACCTCAGAATCACACTCTGGAACGTGGGCGGTACTGATCACAGCCATCTTGACGCTTGGAACCTTGGCCGCCAGCTTGGCTAACTCTGTCATATTGAATTTGCTCATGATATTTCTCGAAATGTTCTGCCCGGAGGCATGAAAGGAGTTATTTTTTGAGTAGCAGAAGCATTTCTTCCGCAGCGACGGCGGTGAGTAACTCCTCGTACTGTTCCTGTGCATCAGTCAGTGCCGCACTGTCATCAACATCGCCCTTGGCGTATTGCGCTTTAGCGTCAACCAGCGTTTTTGCCGCATTCACAATGCGTGCTCGAGTATTTTCTACGGTTCGCACTTTGTTCATTGTTGAAACCTCTGTTGAAAGCCCCGGCAAGCCGGGGCGTCGTGGTTAACGGGTGGCAAACACGTAGACGGCATTAAGCACGGTCATCACACCGATGGTACCGAGCGCCATACCAAGAAACTGAAGCAGTTTTGGAACAGAAGAGGTGGAAGGTTTTGCCGCTGAGCGACTTGCAGGGCGGGCGTTGACAAAATCCACCAGCGTAGACACTTGATTCTTAGCCATGATATATTCTCGTCGTTAGGTAAAACGGGGTTGGAAATTTCGTCGATTGACAACCCCTCATTGAAACCCGCTTCGGCGGGTTTTTTTGTGCCTGTTTTCCGGCACACGACAACTATACATTTATTGATTAGTTTAACGCAACATAAAATCATGTTTTTGCAATCACTGATAACTTAAACTTTTTGTTATTCATGAATATAATCATAAAAAAAGAGAGCCTAAGCTCTCTTGTTATTCCCTTTATGGGTGACTTCTATCTGCCTGATGTTATCCGGCAACGAACGGTTCCATCCCTCCCGCGAGTAATGCCTCACACCTTTGGCTGGTTCGCCAGTGCTCAAATCCGAGACAGTGCCCCAACATTCAGGATCAGCCTTGCTTGTAAGCCGCATCATGCGGCTCATCTGCCGGTGATCGATTGTCAGCTCGTATCCCATGCTTTCAGCCATAGATACCAGCTCTAGCCATGTATACCAGCGCCTTTCTCTCACGCTAAAACCCCTCTCAAAGCGATCAGCTTTTCCATCTGATCATCGTCGCAATAATAAATATATGGCTCGGTATCATCAGCATCAGCATGCACGGCCAGTTCATGCTGTGGTGCATACATTAAACCGAATTCGATGCGTTCCGCGCTATATAGGTGAGCAGCAACAAGGGAGAGTGCTGGCCGAGAAAGACCATAGATAGCTCTAACATCCTGGGCCACCTGATCCCCGAACAAGTCCGAGCCAAAACCATCAATCAATAAAGTTTTTACCGTAGGCCACCACGGCCCAAAGGTACGATATTGGGCCGGATTGGCCTTCAGGCACGACGAAAGGCCAGTAAGGTATGCTGAGGTGTACTCAAGCTCGCTACGGCCATTGAGGGCTTGCTCATGCAGTATTTCTTCGATGTGGCTTTCTGATGGCTGCATAGTGTCGATCAATGTTGTCATTTTCGATTTGATATGCCCCCTCTCGGGGGCTTCTCCAGTAGTTAGCGATATTCAGCGATCACTGCCATAACGTCTTTCAAATCATGCGTGGCAGGGATAATCCACCAGCTACCCATAAACTCCATCCCAGAGCGTTTCCCATTCAGGTACTTAGCTCCAAATTCAGACTTGAGTTTATCCTTAGCCTGGTACAAAGCGCCACCTATCCCATCGCTATCCTGCAAACCATACGCACCATCAGCGGGGAAATCATAACGGTTAGTACCTTTCCCGCCGGTTAATGGCTGGGTATTTTTTCGGACAGTAATGCTATCCATGCTGGTGGTCGCTTCGGATACTGTCTCATCGGCTTTCACACGCTGTGTCTTCTCAGCTTCTACGCGGTCGGCCTCTGCCTTAGCCTCTTCTTCGGTTATCAGGCCTGCACGCAATTTTAGTCCCGCCAGGAACGCAGTATTGTCGCTGTTAGCTGCGCTGAAGGCTGAGTCAATCCTTTTGGTCGTTTCACCGATCATCGAGCTGTCATAAAAAGCGGATTCGGTGATGCTCTCCTTGTCGATCAGCCCCATGATGACCGCGTGCGCATAGAACTCATCCAGATTATACGCATCGTAGTTAATGACCCCGAAAGACGATGATTTATACATGGGCGATAACAATAGAGCCGTAGCCCTAAATTCTTTGGCCTTCTCGTAAACCACACTCACAGGTAGCGCCAGATTATCGCCATATCGCAACCAGGCTGCGTGCGCGATACGCTTCGCTTGCTGGACAACATTTTCATGATGCTCGGCGGTTTTCTGCCTGGTGGCAGCAGAAAGCACAGGCTGGAAGTCCTCGGTGTTTCGGTACTCGCTAGGGATATAGCTTGCTTTGAACGGAGGGATTACATTGCTTATGTACTGCGTGGCATCGTATTTCCCGGTAAGCAGGTATTCGCTGTACTGCGACACTTGACTACCGTCAAATTTCCGATTTTTGAGGTCGGTTTTCTCAATCGAACGTGCAACATACGCAGCAACAATCTCATCAATAGCCGCTGGACTTGCGATCTCCCCGTATTTATTAACCTCGCTACGCCACTCTCGGCCAAATAGGCCAATAAGAAATGGTTCAATCCCTCTCACATTCCGATCAGAGCGGCACCACTTTGCCATCGCAGTTTTAAGCGTATCGTCCTGAGTATCCGGGTACACCACGTTCGCCGCATTTTGGGTTAGCCATTCCATGCCTTCACTAGTGATGAGCGGATTAGGGGAATAGGAGCGTGTTATCCGCAAATCATAAGCATCCAGTTCACCTGCATCATTGCGATATACCACCCTCGTATCGCTCAGAATCAGCCAGCCATTCCCCAGGTATCGCTCAAACTCGCCCTTAGTCATCTGTTCTTCTACAGAATGCGTATAGCGCCCTGGTGCGGCCCAAGCTCGAAGAGTGGCCTCGGATTCCGGCACATCGCTGTCTTCTCCCAAGTCGGCCAGGACAACTGTCTTACCGCTCTCCAAAGAACCTCCTTTGTTATCCTCAAAGAAAATAACATCGGCGAGGCCTGAGCCAATGTCTATATCGATCGACCGAAGTCGCACATAGCTCCCGCTACCCGGTTTCAATCGATAGATACCGCCACGCTTGATCATCCGCCCTGATGCTGTCTGAACGTAGCGATCACCATGTGTCAGAATATCGGTATCAATGTTCAGTAACCCTGCCTTGATTGCGCGTTCAATTTCAGGTGAGAGTTGCTTAATTCGGTCGGCCGCTTTCTGCATTCGTAAAGTAATTCGTTCAAGTCGTGTAACTTCACGCGTTTCCTTCTGTAATGATTTTTGTATGGCACTTACCCAATCTCGCGCATGTCGTTCCACGCCGGAATACTGCGAACTCATCCCCTTTTGCACATCATCACGCGCTGCCGCAAGTTTACGCTCGGCCTCTGCCTGACGCGAACGAGCACCGGCTAGTTGCGAGGCAATCGTAGTTGCGCTCTCTTTCTCGGCATGACTCATCTTGAGGTACTCCGCCAGATTAGCCTCAGCTCGCTGACGGGCTTTCTCTCTTGCAACGGCTTCGGCCTTCGAGCGGGCCTCAGCGACCATGCGAGCGTGATCTTCCGGGTTAGCAGCAAGCAACAGCCGCATTTCTTCCTGGTTATTGGCGTCCGCGTTTGCCATTCGCGCCTTATCCGAGGTGAGAATTTCGGTAATCCAGTCCTTTTTACGTTTCAGCGTATTGAGCCGGAATTCGTCAAACGAACCCTTACCACAGTAGTAATGGACTCGAACGGAACTGGCTTTTGAACCCACACGCGCACCACGACCGTTGCGCTGGTCGATGCTGGCAGGCGTCCACGGCAGAGTAAGATGGTGAACATCACTGGTGCCACGGTGAAGGTTGATCCCTACTTCGGCCTTTTTATTACAGATCAGGAACGGCGTGCGGCCTTCGTTGTAGTTCGCTGCGATTTGCTCCAACCCGCCAAGGGATACTTCCGTTTTTTTGGCGATATACTCGTCATACTCCTCTTTGGCCTGGTAGTAGTTCGCTAATTCTTCCTGACTAGCGTCTTCTTTCGGTTCTTTTGGTTCTGCGACAGCTTTGGGTGACCTCCCTGTTTTCCCCGCCTCAGCGACGGTTGTCGCGTTGAGAATGCCGATCATCGACAGGTCAATTCCGAGAGCATCAGCAATAATCCGCGCCAATTTGCCATGCTGCGTTTTTTCATCGGTAAATATGATCTGCTTGCCGGTTTTTACCCCTTCTTTCAGATTCTCGACCAGCGCACTGTATTTCGGCGGTACCGGATGCGATACATCGGATACCTGTAAGCCCGCTTTGCCCAAACGTTTCAACACCTCGCTTTCTGCTGCCTCCGACACAACAAGCTGAACGAAATCGCTGGTGGTTGTAACTTCCGGGGCAACCTTGATCCGTACAGACTTACCGCTATCGTCGTCCTCATCGAGCTTACGACCGACATATTCCGGTAGCAGATCCACGAGCGCAGCCACGGCACTAGCTTTCCCTACAGGAAAGCGGAACGTCATTTGACGGTAGTAAAGGTCTGGGTCTATGCACACGCGATCCATATCGCGGATGATGGAGAAAATAGAATCACCTTCTTCTCCTTCATCTGGCTTTTCACCTTTAGAAAGCGCATCGGCCCGCTGGCGTAACTCTTCGTAAATCTCGGCTTGCTTAGCGGTCATCGGCACCGGAACATTCCGTTCGTCCAGCTCGGGGATTTTTACCGTATCTGATACATCTTTGGCCGTTTTAAGCGTTGTCCAACGGTGGAAAATACCACGCAGGCCGTCCAGGTTTTTAAAGCCCACCAGCCCCTGCTTACGTTCAATTTCGCCGGAAATCTTCTGAACAGTGACCTCTTCGGTTAAACCAAACGTTTTCACGAAGTCATCCGGCGTGAGAATGCCCATACGCTGCCATTCTTCACTGCTAACGACATGGGATAGCATATTGAAGGCGTCGATCGGTGAGTTAACCAGCGGAGTTGCCGTCAGGAATACCGGGCCTCGACCACTATTCTTGCTGGTGGTAAAAGCCGTTTTCAACGCCATATCTCGTGCGGTTTTCGCCACGGCACCGGTGGGTAGGTAGGCCAACTGTGCAGCCTCACGGCCAGCAGCATAGCTGTTGCGATAGTTATGCCCTTCATCAACTATGATGCTGTCAAAGTGCATATCTTCAAAGTACGGAAAGTCCTCTTTTTTGTCCGTACCGGTATCACTGGCACGAGCCAGTATTTTGTTGCGCTTCGCAGCATCGCGGTGCTTTCCACCGATCAGATCAACACGCCCCATTTGCGCTTCGGCAAACAGAACATCTCGAGCGTGCTCGTCTACGGTATCCTGGCGGAGTGGAATGGCAGCAAACTGCTCTTTGGTCAAAAGTACCGAGCGATAATTGGACATGGGGATCATGTTCATCCGCTCTTTTATTGTTTCTGGCGAGGCGAGTTTTACTGCGTTGCGGTAAACCTGTAGGCCGGTTTTGCTATTAATTACCGGTTCGCCGTTGTCATCAAGCACCGGTACCTGCTTGATAAAACCATCTTCCCCGCGTATCTCATCCAGGCCAACGAACAACATGTTATCGAGTGCAGGTTTACTGTAGAACTCCTGCGCTTCGTGATACCAGTTTTCAAGTACAGCTTTTGGCACAACAAAAGCGGTTCGCTTACTGCGGCCGTTCTCAAAGTTGTACGCTTCCAGGGCTAATCCCACGGTGGATTTACCCAGGCCCGTACCAAACGCAGTGATCCCTCGACCATCCTCGGATAACCGGCGCACTTCCGAGTTTTGATATCGGAACGGGATACGATCACCTGATATACCGCTCAGGTTTAGCGATTCCTCGCTATGGCTGTACGGGATAAAGGCATTGAATGAATCATTGTATTGCTGCACCAGTGCTGACAGTGAATCGTGGCGGCGTATCCACTGATTAAAGTCGTCTTCCAACCCTCGGATCTGCCCCAGATATAGATCTGCATTAACGCCACGAGGTTTCACACCGTTAAGGTAGTTCTCAAACTGGTCAAGAAAACCATCGCTGTTGCGTACTCGCTTATAAACCCATTCTTCCTTACCCGTTTCCTTGTTTTTGGTGCGCACGGATTTATACCGGTAACCGGTAAATATACCGTCGCCGCCGTGGTAGCCATCCTCAGATACCAGGTCGCCATTTTCTATCTGCACATTTTTGACGTATTTAACATCGCTGTACCCGCGTTCCTGTAAAAACTCCTGGATCACGCTTCGGTCAAACCAGCGGCTGTTGAGCGAGAAATCTATATCATCAGCATTCGTCCATTTCCGACGCGCCTTTATCTCGGCCAGCTGGCGATGATAGTTGTCCTTGATCGCTCCATCTGGCGTGCCATCCAGGGCACCTAATAACTGGCTATTCAACAGACCAATATCACCGCTGGTGGCCCTATCCATCGGCATAAGCGTGCCGTCAGGTTGGACGGCGATCCCGTCTTTAGTTGCCAACAGGTTTAATAGCGCCGTGTCACTCGCCGGTAGGTCGCCAGTGAATGCTTCTCGGAAGGAGTTTAGCTCGACCGGATCAAGATCAATCTGGTTAAACAAGTGGCGCAACACCTGCTCATGATCCGTGGCGTCGTAGGTTTTCAGATTGCCCTTGTCCAAATCACCACGCAGCAGCGCGGATAATTCTCCCTCTTTCGTGACGCTGGCCTTGAAGGTAAGCCAGCCTGCGGCACCGTCGCCGGCGACTTTAGCAGAACGTCCCTGGTGCGGATTTCCGTGGGCAGTGACCTCTTCGCCTACCAGGCGTTGCACATCGGCCAACTCACGATCAAGCGCCTCAGACTGCCAACCAGTAGCCATTTTTTCTTGCAACGTCTTAATCCGGGCGCCAATCAGCGATCCCCGCAACACCCGTTCCCGCAAGGCTGGTTTTTGCCGCATGGAAAAGGAAATGGCGAAGTGAAACTCCTTTGGGATCGCGTCTGGGAAGTTTTGCCAAACAGCCTCCAGCTGCGACGGCGTAAGTGATAACAACCCTTCAGCGTTATTGAGGCGCGTCACCAAGTCGCTGTAGCTCTTTCCGCCATACTTGCTCATGTCGATAGTGTCGTAGTTGGCCGAATCATCCACCAGCCACCGGCCACCTACAAACTCATACCAAACACCGGAAAAGAGTCGTTTTTCGCCTTCGTTTGCAGTAGCCGATTGTGGCTCATCCAGTGAAAGCAGCTCCCAATTAATGCGGCTGTCGAATTTCTTCGCCAGCGCGATTTTTATGGCCGCGCCGTCAACCATCCCATTAGCCTTAACAACCAGGCGAGAGAACTTATCCTTGCCGACCTTAGACATTTCGCCGTGAATGTAACGCCGGCCATCAAGATCAAACCATTTCCCTTTAATGAACGTATCCCAAAGAACGTTAGCTTCACGCAGCACGTTCTCTTTTTCCTGCATTATGCGTTCGGTCATTTCCTGCGAATGCTTTCGTAGCACCCACACATCGACAACCGTCGCCGTTCCACTGTTTTCAAACGTGCCTGACGGTAGGCGGTGCGCCCCTAAGAATTCGGCTTTCCGGGATACTTTCTCTCTGAGTTTTGCTTCAGAAGTGTTATGCGTAAGGCCGTTCGGAACGATGAGGCAGATAAGCCCACCGTATCGCACCTTATCGATCGGCCGTAACACAAAGTAGCCGGCTAAGGACTCATCTTTGTAAACCGTATCAAGTTCGGCGAATTTGCCACGGCTCTGGCCAAACGGCACATTGCCAACGCAGTGATCGAAGGTGTTATCTGGCGTACTACTTGCCAAGGACTCAAAAGCCCCAATATTCACGTTATCTTCAGGGTGAAGTAAGCGGTTTATCCGACCTGACGTGTCGCTAATTTCGGCAGACTGCATAATCACACCGGTGGGCTTCGTTTCTTGAAATACACCAGTGCCGGCCGCCGGTTCAAGCCCAATTCCACCAGCCACACCATATGCAGCCAAGAGATCCCAAATACCCTCGGCTACCGGCTGCGGAGTGTAATATTCGTACTCGCTACCACCGATCCCGCCCTCGCCGGTGTACCCGGCCAACGTTTTTCGCTGTTCGTCCGTTAACTTGTCTCCGTCTTGAAGGCTGTTTAACAGCATCAGTGCTGCTTTGTTCGCGCTCTTTCGTTCGCGGTCAATACTCACTCCCTGGCGCTTATCTACGCCAAATGCGACTGGTTTGTACCGCATCCCCAGCGCGCGGATGACACGGACAATCTGCCTGATCGTAGTAACAGGCTGGATCGCGGGAATAATTTCAGCGCGATTGTTTTCTGTGCTCAAGCTGGCTCTCCAAAAACTCACATCGGTTAGGGTGGCGGCACTGACCCTATACCTTGTGAGTTTTTATCCGTGAAGAAGCCTTCGAAGATGAACCCCGTAAACCTACTGCGCCGTATGATGGGGGGTTATGATGCCGGGGATAGCATCTCCAATGTAATCGCCAGCGGCGGCGGCCGAAATATCGTTTCTCGAACACTTCTGCCGACTGTTATCGATGATCGAGAAACGGGCCTTTCTACGGCAGGAGATACTGTCGTCGCTGGTTCAGTTCTCCCCAGCGATCGCTTATCCCGCTATACCATTTTTGACCAAATGGCTCGCTCACCAACCCTATCTGCGGCACTTAACATTCATGTGTCCCATGCGCTGGCGCAGGATAAAAAAAGTGGGATGTGTTTCAACCTGGCGCCCATTGAAGCGACCGATAAGGAAACAGCCGGGCGTTGTAACGAGATCATGAACGACCTGGGAGATATGCTGAACTCAGGCCTTCCATCATGGGCGCTGAATATGGCTATTTATGGCGTAAGCTACATTAGACCTTACGCTAAAGAGCGCAAAGGGATCACCAGCTTGGAATCCAGCTATTACACGCTGCCTCACTTCACAACAGAGTACGAGCGCGGTGGTGAGTTAGCCGGCTTCTCCGGGGATTACTTTGTTGACCCACTGACGAACCAACGGGTATTAGCAAAGCCGTGGGAATTGGTTGCAATGAAAGTGCCATACTGGACGCCGGACATTAACAACCGACCTATGAATACCGGTACGGTAGGATATTCATTGTTGAGTGACCCTTCGCAACGGCAGCTAATTGAGACTCAAAACTATGGCACCTCTTTCCTGGAATATAGCTATGAGTCTTTCGTCAACTTATGTGACGCATTGCGAGCGCTAAAAGCCACAAGGAACAACGCCGCAAAAATAGACAGGCTGATAGCCTTATCGACAAACCAGCTTGATCCAGTCAATGCAGCAGCACATGCACGTAACGTTGGGCAATCACTGAAACGAAGCTCTGAAGAGATTATGCGCGCCTCTCGCAACAGCAATGTAATGCCGACAGTCTATAACCATATCGTTCCTGTTATGGGCGAGGGGAAAGGCGGCATAACAATCGACACACAGTTCATACCAGCCGATATTACTGGAATAGAAGACGTCATGTTCCACCTACGACAGTTGTGCTCTACTGTCGGTGTCGACGCCACTATGCTTGGATGGGCTGATCAAATGGCTGGTGGACTCGGTGATGGGGGCTGGCAGCAGACAGCTATACAGTCCGCGCAAAGGAGTTACTGGCTCAGGCAGGCAGCAGCCTCTTTCCTTTACCGAACATTCGACATTCATTGCGCCTACAAATATGGCAAGGTCTACCAGCACAATAATCGCCCCTTCCGTGTTGAATTCAACTCTGTGAACACAGCGCTTCAGGCAGAAGCCAACCGCGAGCAAGAAAGCAGGGCGAACTACGTGTCGGTTGTCGTCAGTATTCTGGACGCAGTTCAAAACAACGCGCGCCTGGCTAGTTCGCCGGCGTTGATGAACCTGCTGTTCTCTGAAATGCTCCAGATGAACAATGACACTATCTCGAAAATCTACCAGGAACTATCTAGCACCAAGCAAGATGACTCAATGATGGAGAGTGCCGGCTGGGGCAACGTTGGTCTGGATGAGCTTTCTCGGGAAGATCTTTTAAGCATTTTTAAAAGCGCTATGGCGCCATAGTCCAATACTGAGGGCCATAAACGGCCCTTACTCAAAATTTTGGCATAAAAAAACCCGCCGTAGCGGGTTTTAAGGAAAAACAAAATTAGCCTTCAACGGAAACGGTGCGTGTCCGCACGGTACCAGAACGCGTTGCCTGAACGAAGGACGCCTTGAGCTGGCGCATAGCTTCAAGCTTGCGTTCTGCCGCTGTCATTTGTTTCAGATTAGTAATATCGCGTTTTGAATGCATAACCTTTTCCTTCTTCACCTAGATCGGTGGTTACGTCAGATAATACTTCATCAAAAGTCTTTTGTAAAATTCGGTCGTAAAATCGTTTTAACTTATCGGTTTCAGCAATAGCAAAGTAGGCCTTAGCGCGGTACACACTGCAATGTAAAGTGATGATCGTTTCCAAAGCGCCTGCCAATTCGTTCAGATACGCCCGCCCCCCGCCACAATTGCCTTTTGCCGGCGGAGCATAAAAATCGCCACTTTCAAAGTTTTCAATGCGATCAAACTTTACATCATAGCTATCAACTGGCACCTGGAAACCGACTTCCTCGCACCGATATGCATGGTATTCCGCATCTGTGATATCTACAGGTGCAAAAATTATTAAGAAGTCATGATTTTTAACCGAAAAATCATACCTATGACAGAGGAATTCGCCGTGCGGGAACTCAATAAACTTTTCCAAATGATAGACAGGCATTTTTATAGTTTTGGTCATTGTCGATACGACATCTTAACTCAATACGCGTAACAAAACCTACAAATGAGCCTACTTCATAACGCATAAGTATGAATTATGATTTCATACTTGCGCAACATCAACCACTATTCATACATAATATGTTTAAGGGCGACACAAGAGCAAAACAGGATCATCACTCTCAACACCGTTCGCTATGGCCATTTCCCGGTAACTATCAAACAGCTCAACCCCGCCATCCTCAACTTCTGGAATCTCACCCCGGATATAACCCAAACGCACAGCCAAATTGTGGTCAGCCCCGCGCAGAAGGAATCCCGCACACTTAGCACTATTTTCCACCCCGCTATCGTGACAAGCAAACACGCTGGTCGCCTGGTCATAGCTTGTTCTGGCTGAGTGGCGAAATGCCTGTGCCGGAAACTCGCCTACTGCATCCTTTCGCCACGGGCACTTAGGACACGGTTTACGCCGGCAAGATTTCCCGCCCCCTTTGACCGTCACTACTTGATGCTCATCGCCGGCAGCTCGAGTTTCAATAATTTCTGGTTTGTTCGGTATCATGTTCCCTAGGTTCTCTTTCGTCGATTGAACGGTGATGATGTTAATCTAATTAACTATTAGATTAAAGTTAATATCCACTCTTAACTCACTTCGGATAACGTTTCCCGTCGCACTGAGCATCACTCATAACCAAGGGGGAACCATGCCCACACAAGCACTACGAACTGTTACTGACCGATTTTCCCTTGTCGATAACATTCGCAAACATACCGCACACAATGGTCGCAACTACCTAATGAGTGCAATCCGCGCAACCATTAGCTCACCTGAAGTGCAAGAACGTATCAACTTAGGCGAAATGTATGGGTATTACAGCCATACTAATCGGGCCTTATATCATAAGGAAACTGGCAATCTCGACCTGCCGGAAGTCTGTTATGTCACCATCGACGGCAAACCCGTCATGTTGAAGAACGTGCCCTCAAACAGAACATTAGCGATCAGTATTGATGATGAGGGTATCGTAGAACATACCCAGGAAATTTTAGACACAGAGCCAGGTCATATTGTTAACGGCATGGAACGGTCAATGGCAGGTGGCTGGAGCTGGGCGACTGGTGGCAGCGACACAGCAATTTCACGCGTAACTAGTTTCCACGGTTTTGACTATGTAACTACACCGAACTACATCAGTCTTAATCGAAAAGCAGCAATGCTGGAGGGCGTGTCCGATATGCACACCTGGCGCCTGGAAGAGCTAATCAAGTCTGGTTACACAGAACAAGGCGCCTCCGATATCCTGAAGCATTTTGACCAGATGCAGTCCCACGAAATGATGTTCGAATCAGCACAAAGAAACGTTCACCTACAAAGCGACCTTCTTATCATGCAAGGTCAGATGATGGAGTTAGAGGATAAAATTCGACAAAGTGGTACGGCATTGGATGAAGCGAATCGCGAACGGAACCGCCGCGACGCCATGTTAGAAACGGCAATCAGAACCTTGCCGATTTTCCTAAGCGAAGAACAGAAAAAGGCTCTATTACGCTTAGATTCCGATGACGACCTTAAAACTGTAAATGCTATGTTCGAGTCCATCGCAGCCGGAAACCTTAATTCTCTACCTATTGGTAGCAATACTCCCAGAGAAGCGGCGCCGGCCTCCAAGTCTAAAATTGGCGAAGTGCCACCAATTCTGCCCAATGGTTTTAAATCCTTCCTGTAAAAAACAATATCCCCTGATCACACGATCAGGGGTTTCCACCACCACACTGTGTTTCCATACAGCAACCGGACAATAACCGGCCAAAAGATTGCGTAAAACTAATTAATGGTTTGTGTTTTACGGGGATCACCTCTTATCATCCGAGCCACGGATCGAAAAAGGATCGTTCTGATGCTCTTCTCAATGAAGGCGATTAACAGTATTTGAGCTTTTAACAGGCGAAAAAAAACGCCAGCTTTTAACTGACGTCCTTTTTCTAAATCATGCTGATAAGTTTTGACGAACTTCACCAGCTAACTATTTCTTTGTCCTGGCGGTTAAAGAAACAGGTAATCAAGGCAACTAAGCAATGACACCGGATGTAATTTTATCCCAGCAGATCGCTGGTAGCAACTCTGCACGCCCAAAAAACACTCAGGAACATGCAAAAAAGCCAGTTGTGGCGCGGAATCCCTTCGTGCGTGGTGAAAATGTAACCGGAATGGCGTTGGAGTTTTTTATTCGCCACCTTAATAACACTCTACTCCCACGCGCTGCCTGCGACTTCTTATCAAAAATTTGCAATGTCGCCGCAGCTTCGGACGCATACCGTCTCTTCTACAGCAAAAGTACTATGGCCGAGAAATCGGGCGTATCTACCCGCACAGTCCAACGATACATGCGTGTCATCGAGGCCAGTGGGATCATGACACGTACAGCAGTCAGCGACAGTATCAAAGGCCACCAGCCAAACCTCTACACTTTTACCAGCGAGTTTATTTCTGCCGTCCGTGTATTCTTCACGGTTCACCTGGGTGAAGAACGCATTAAGAACATCCGCAAAATTGCCCATAGCGATCTACAGAAATTCGTTGAGCTTGCGCTTTCCCCTATCCGTGGATTAATCCATAAAGTATCGAAATTGAAGGATATTTCCCCTTTAAAAAAGGCCCACCCCATAGGACAAGATGACGTTAGCCCCAAGGGACAAAGTGACCTACAAAAAGAAGTACAACCCTTGGGAAAAAAAGAAGATAAAAACCTTGTTCGTGCCTGCGGCCCAAACACGGGAATTTCTTTGCAGAAGCAAAACATAACCGGGATAGCCCGTCGCGCTATCACTAACGCTGAGCTTGTTTCAACTCGTCTCATACGTGAAGCTGAAGCAGCCGCCATAACCAGGGCAGCACATGCACGCCGTGAACGCGCTACGTTCTTACAGAACCGGAACAGAAGTCACACCCTGAACTCTCAAACCCAGTACAACCACTCGAGGATCATCGCTGAAGGAAAACGCTTCGATGAGGCTTTAGCACGTTCAAAAGCGGGGGCGCTCAAAGACAAAACCAAAATAAGCACTCACTTGAACTCGCTGAAAGCGATGCTTGGCAGAAAACCTGCTTTGGTATAGGCACTGTATAAAAACACACTTCCATTAGGATTCGTGACGGCACTTTGCCTGCACAATAAGTGGGAGTTACCAATGAATCAAAACCGCCGCGCATTTTTCGACGTAATCGCGTTTTCTGAAGGCACAAGCACTCACGTGCTCACGAAAAATGATGGCTATGATGTAATCGTTACAGGATTAGACTTAAAACCAGAGGTGTTCACTGATTATAACGATCACCCATTCGCTAACGGGCGTCCGGCCAAAGTGTTTAACAAAAAAGGCGAGAGATCTTCGGCTTCCGGTCGATACCAACTCCTGTATCGCTGGTGGAAGCCATACAAGATACAGCTCAATTTAAAAGACTTTTCGCCGGCCAGCCAAGATGCTGTAGCTCTCCAGCAGATCAGAGAGCGAGGAGCGCTAGCTGATATAGATGCCGGCCGGATAGCTACAGCCATCCACAAATGCCGAGCAACATGGGCTTCATTTCCTGGCGCCAATTATGACGGCCAGAAAATGCATAGCCTTGATACGTTGTTGAATGCCTACGTTCGCTTTGGTGGGACACTAACCGAGTAACCTGAAGGGGAGTCGCGCCCCCTTATTAATACATAATATGATTAAGCCCTAAGCTATCACACCAAAAATCTCACCTTCCCTATTGCCTATCCGCGCCCTTACTAATAGTATTGTTTCAAATATCTAATAGATAATTAGGTTTTAAATTGTCGATTAAAAAGAGTGTATCAACACGCATTTTTGAGATATCGAAAACGAGCGAAATCCACGGCCCTCTACTGCGCCAGGCATTTGAAGTGATGGAGGTTCAAAAATACCTGCTCACCATAGTGCTCGATATCAGTAAGAAAGCAGGATACAAGGGGAACTCAGTGGCAATGGCTGTTGAGTTTCTTAGGGAAAAAAATAATGGAGAGGGGCCAAAGGAATGACTGTCGCTGATACAGTGGAAATCAATAAATCTCGCAATTACTGGCTGTCAAAAGGCTTCAAAAAGACAGTTGAGGGTACATTAATACGACCTGACATGCTGATCTCTCGTTCAGGAAAAAGGTGGAAGGCTACTGACCTAATCAAAAACACTACCTATCGCCACGCCAGCCTTCTGGTGGTTCTACAAAAGAATTTTTAGCCCATCGTATCTACAAATGATGACGGCCCCACCAGGGGCCGTTCGTGCAACATTTCGAAAGTTAATATTCAACAAGCTCGTCGGCTAGCTGCTGCTCCCGCTCATGCACATCTTCAAATGAGTTTTTAGTCTCTTCATCCATTTCCACCTCAAAACCGATAGCACTCAACGTATTCACCAGCTCATAAAGTGAAGCCCCTTCAGCTGAACGCACAAACCCCAGCACCGGGTTCAGATGAGCAAATTTCACCTCATCCACCAGCTCTGCTTTGTTGATTGCTCCAAGAACGTCAAAAGGCGCCGGTATTTCGATGCTGTCACCGTCATATTGGATCACCCCTTCCCGGCCATCAAAAATGATAGTTACGTTAAGCATTGTGTTCCCCTTTAATCAAACCGATCACAAAATCCAGAATCGCATCGCCATTAAGTATCGAATTACCGGCATAACGCGGCTCATAGAAGCATTGAAAGGCCATAGAGAATATTTCGGTGGAACGTGTATCTTCGATGGTTTTGGAGCCATACAGGCGCCCCATGTAAGGGTCACTCAGGTTTAAATTGGCAGCGATTTCGCTCCTGCCAAGATCCAGAAGGCCGGCTTCTCCACCAGAAGCCATAAATGCTTTTGCCTTTGCCAGTCGATCGGGATGGCTGTACTCGAAGTGATGCCCCACTTCATGCCACAACACCCCAAGGTCAGAACTGGCGCCAAGGATTAGAGATCCATCGTTCACGCAGGCGGCCGCCCTGGTACGCTCGAGATACTTAATTTCCTTTAGGGTTGATATCCCGCCTCTACATAAACGGTAAATGTCGTTGAGCGCATTCAAAAATGCACCTTCCCCATGCTTTTCATCTATCGTCTCAATGGCCTTTTTGTGGATCTTTATTCCCTTAATCCACTCATTAGCATCCGCTTCAGTAACGTCCGATTCGCTGATAATTTCCTGCGCCAACGCGCGCGCGCGGTCGCATAGATTCACTATCGCTTGTTGGTGATTTTCTGCGGCATCAGCCATTTCATTGATAATCTCACTTACTAACACACTACTTTTGCCGTATTTTTCAGCAGTATCGCGAATTTCTTCGGGGTCATATCGCTCAAGCCAGTTCGATACAGATTTGCGGCGACCATATGTTTGCCCAAAGTTTAGTGTTGGCCCGGACAAATCCACAGCATGAAACGCAGGGAAAGCCGCACGCAATGAATACGGCAACTTCTCAACAACCGCCTTATCACTATCCTGAAGTGAATCGATTTTCGCCTTAACCCTTGATAAATACCCCGTGTAACGCTTCTTGGTGTCTTCGGCTTCAGCAGTCACATCCCCATACTTCATCAGTTCCCTACCACGATCAACGTCATACATGACGGCCACACTGGCTCCGGTAGCGCTTAATGTGCTCTGCCCTTTATCGCTCGATGCAGCGATGATCGCCTTATATACCGCCGCTGGTCGGTATTCTGGCAACATAATCCCCATAGCGGACATATAGCCCTGTGTCAGAATCCGAGATCGCCCAATAACTTTGCTGATCACAGGGTAAGCAGCGCGCGCAGCTGCTATCACTTCTGTTCGCTCGGCTTCATCAGCCATCACAAGCTTGATTGCATAATGGAGCTGGAAAATTTGACCGGAGTTAAAGAGAGCAGACCAATCTGGTTGCTTGAACATGTGGGCATTACGAATTAATGGATGAAGGGTATAGAGGCTTGCCCGGCCATACCGATCAGTAAACGTTTCAATTTTCTTCCCAAGGATACTTGCAGTTAATACCTGGTATCGCTTCAAAGCAGCTGCATCATTGAGGTTGGTCATCGTCAGTGTTTTTATCGCCGCGTTCACAGCTGCGGCTAGCGTTGATAAAGAGCCACTACCATCAAACGTCAATGCCTCAATAATGCGCTTCATACCCTGAACACTGCTTGCATTACGCAACACCGGGAGCACGGCGTCACCGCGCTTTTTTGTCGATTCAAAAAGTGCCCCCGCCAACCCCTTGCCACTTTCGAGCTGCATCTGGTTAGATACCATCTGCAAAACCTCCTGGAGCGACACGCTGCCGCCGCCGAACATATCCCCCATAGCCTGCTGCTGGTGGATCAACTCATCGTTGATACGTTCCGCCATCAGCTTAAAGGCTTGGCCCATACGTTTAGCTGACCGGTTGTTGTCCACAATGAAAAGGGCCAGAGCTTTAGCTTCATCCGTCGCCTCCTCAAACATACCCACTTGCGCTATAACATCCTGGATATGTTGCCCGGACTCCTTAGATCGCCGCACTAGGTCTATTGCATCTTTCAACGCGCCCAGGGCCGTCTTATCAAGGGACGTTACCTCACTGGCCCCTTCCAACAGAGAGCCGACCGTTTCTTTGTGCACATCACCAGAGAGCATAACCATTTGCGCAAAATCACTGGCGGCAGAATTGAGAGCGGTCAACACATTGCGCATTTCTGGATCAGGCTCTTCGGACACCATTTTCACCAATCGGCTATCTTTATAGGCCTTGGCGAAAATGCTGTTTTGCATCCTATCGATCAGCTGTCTTGTTGGCCGGCCATCTTCGGTTAACAAGCCGGCCGCCGCCGTCGCACCGATCTCTTCCATAAACGCCTTCACAAAGGGCGCGTTAGATCGAGATAGCAAATCACCGCTATCCGATGGGGCAAAGAGCTGCATCATCGCAGGTGTAATGCTCTCAGCGTCTACAAAGGCCTTTTCGCTGGCAGACATTTCCTGTAGGTCAGATAGGTTCGAGTCTTTTGCAAACTTCACCCGGTCGACGTCGGTTAAACGCCGACGGACTAAGATTGGCCTTTCCATCTTTTCGATATCCCTGGGTCGGACACCGTAGTCACGTGCATGTTTTATAAGAAACGAGCGGTAATCGTCTGCACGCCCCTCGGCATATGCCCTAATAATCCCCATGCTGCGGCCGTTCCCCGACTCCACAGCATTATCTTCACCGATGATCGGCGCGCCGTGACTTGATAACCCGGAATCGGTAAGTTGAGCCGGCCTTAATGACCGAGAAATATTATTAACTTGGAGTTTACTGGAGAAACGGGTGCGATCTCGCGGCTGGAGTTCTTGTGGGTAAGCCTCGTTTATGCGGCCATCAAGATGATTGGACACCAGAAGCATTGAAGCATCGACTACCTCAAACTGAGTTTTAACCTCTTCACCTTTTGCGGTAACAACATAAGATTTCCGACCATTCCCCAGAGCCTTACGTATTACCTCCACCAGCGCTTTAATGCTGGCGGTGTTTTGGATTTTTTCTATAACTTTTTGCATTGTCATTTCCGAAAAAAAAGACCCGCTATCACACGGGCCAAGCGCTAGAATTAAGCCGCTTCAGGGTGATTCAGTCGTACCCAATTTGAGGCGCCGATTTGCACATCCTCAAAGCTCAAGTGCTCACCCACATAAATGGTCAGATCGTCCAGCACGCTAATGAACTCATCCTTGTCTGACTGATTAAATTTCCCGCTCAAGAAATCGACAACAACTTGGGGTTGGACGTCATGGTCATTAGCTGTAGCGGTTGGTGCTGGTTCCGGTTGCGGTTGCGCGCCACCATACCCGAGCTTGACCATCACCTCATCGATACGGTCGTCATAATCAAGCTTTTCCAGCCCCTTGGCGGCGGCTGACTTTCGCATCAGTTCATCCAACTGATCCGCCAGGTCAAGACGCTCTATTGCTGATAAAATCATGCGGCAGCCCCCTCACGCTGGATGGCGACTAACAAATCTGACAAATGCTGTGCTACGTCGTTTACCAAGCTTTCATGCTCGTCATAAATACCGGCATTTGCCAGAGCACCAACGGCCTGACGAGTGTTTCCTCGAGCCTCTCGGATCTCATCCATATCACTCGTTTGCAGTGATAGAGTCGCCTTCAAAAACTCAACGGCTTTGTTCGCGTTTGTATCAACTTCATTTTCAGACGGGGTTAAAACTGGTGGGGGTTCTCCTGCCGGCGAAGGCGGAATGTCCAGTTCCGGTGAGGGAATTGGAGCGCCAGGAGTTTTAGTCTCCGGTGGTGCAAGTGGTGAAGCTGGTGGTACTTCATTGAAAATGGTTTCTAACACTCCCTCAGCACTCTTACGTTGGGCAAGGCCGGCAGTACGCAAGTTCTTCACAATCGTTCCCAATGAAAGGCCGTCTGGAAGCTCAGTAGCATTGGCCCCGCTTCGCGTCAGATAGTTGCGTAAAAAGTCCTGACTGGTTGCATGAGGCTCTCTACCTTTCAACTGACCGATTAGCGGCTTCAGCAGTTCTATATTCGAAAAAGCCTCCTTCTCATCCTGGCTGTATTGCAAATCAACCAGTTCATAATCAGCCACCTTGTCCGCACTTAGTGGGCTGTTATAGACGGCAACACCATAACGAATGTCATTAGCACCAATGGAGCGCTCAGTTTTAATTCCTGAAGCACTAAAGCCCTCGGGATCATATGTATTCACTGCCCCACCCGGCCGCCAATTTGGTCGAGCTTTCAACCCATAATAATAAAGCGCGCCGGCTTGAGAGGTGTCGGTATCCATATCATCAGCTGCTGCCGCAGTCGTGGTTGCTGGCTGCTCGGTTTCCTCAGCCACCGTAATAGCTTCAAATCCGGCTTTGGTAAGAACTTGTCCATCCTTCACAAATACGTAAATACCTTGCAGGCCAGAGATACGGAAATAGGTATATTGATATCCCGCCGTTTTGGCAGCTTTGTATTTGTTTTTATAGGCAACGGCTTCGGGGGAAGGGCCAACACCGTTTACAGTGATCGAACCAGAAAATGAGATATTGTCGCCGTTACTTTGTGAATACCAGATTGGGTTTTCGCCGGATACCGCTGCTTTTTTTAAAGTAGGGTTCATCGCACCGGTTTGAATACTTGCCAGTGGCACGGTATAGCTGCCAGAAGTGGCAGCAGTTCCCCCCGTGGAAACGCCCAGTTCAGGCATTGGGCTTTGCTTCTGAGTTTTTTTTGCCTTCAGTGACTCGATTGCAGAACTTAAGCGCTCATTTTCTGAGGTCTGCCGGCTAATACTGGCACTGTACTCTTCAATTTGAGCATCGATATCCGCCATTTGCGGCGCCATCTCATCAGCTTTGGCCATTTCATCAATTGCAAGGCTTTCAAGCTTTTCAGCTTCAAATTCCGCAGCTTCAGCATCCAGTTTCAGCTTGTTGTGCTTGTCGCGGCTTTTTGAAAATTTCGAGCTGTTTTTTTCAATCAGATTTGAGAGCGTCTGTGCAGTTTGGTTTAGAGACATATCGCGCCCACCGATCGGCGCCACAACATGAGTAACATCCCGTTTATTCAGAAGAAACTTAAAGGCGACAAGAACGTCTTGAGCTTTCAGCTTAACGTCGGCGGTTGGGCTGTGGAACAAGAGGGAAACGCTCTGACCGTCAGTGAGCGGTATCTTTGCGGCCATAACTGGGATGCCGGCGACCTTTCGAACATTCCCTATTTCGGCGCCACCAGCTGTACTGACGCCAGTATCATCGGTTCCTGCCTCATCTGTGCCGGCTTTTATCCCCGTCCCATTTAAGCCTGAATTGAGCACACGAACAAAGGCGCGCATGGTTTGTGACAAACGGTTCTTCGTGGTGCTAATGGCTTCAAACATCGCCGTTCTGTGCGGATCAGCCAGGTGATCACCAATAAACGCAGACTCAACCTCTTCGACAGTAACGCTTTCAAGCATTAAATCTTCACCACCGCCCTCATTCAGAGAAGCAAATTCCGCATCGGTTACTTGCCGTACATCATAGTCACCGCGATCGACGATCAGTACGCCATTCATTGGATGATATGGATTACTCATGCCGCTACCTCACGTTTTAGAGTCTCAAATTCAGTTTTCAGTTTGCGGCCTTGAGCTTGCTCAGCGCGAAGTTGGTTCTTCAAGGCCTCGGCCCTGGCACGCTTAACCTGTAAATCATTACCTCGCTTAAGCGTAACTGCCTGCGCAGAAGCAATCTTTTGCTTGGCGGCATCGATACGACCATTTTGTTCAGCGAGTCGCTGCGCATTAGATTTAAGGCCGCTTTTTTGGCGAGGGGTTTCCACTCGACCTGCTTTAGCCAGCTTTCGGGCAAGTGATTTGGCAAAAGCTTGGGCATTAGAGGAAATGGCGCCGGCGATGATTTTCGCGAGTGCATCGAGGTCTTTGGCGCCGGTAAATGGAACAGTCTTTTTATTCAGTGAAATGGAGGAGATATCACCCGAATCATTAACCTGAACGGACACCTCTTGCTCGTCCAAAGCTTTCAGGGCAAAGGTGCGTATACGCACTCCGTCTTTTTTTCGAGCAGTGCCGGCAGGGACAACCTTAACGATCTCTGCACCGGCTTTAGTCACGGCCTTTTTTAGTGGTTCCAGGCCTTTCTCATTGAGATTATTGAAGTCTAGGACATGGTATGTCTGCCCGTTCTTCGAAAACAGATTAGCGGGCATATGGCGCCACCTTATCAGCAGGAATATCGAACACTTTCGTAACCACTGACTGGACTGGGAAAAGACGGTAGAGTGGATTAATCCGGCTGTCGCCGTGGGTCATTCGCACAACCAGCTCCCAATTGCCTGATTTCAGATAACGACGATTAAAGAACAGGAATTCTCGGGTTAAACCCTTATCAGAAATGAACAATGACCGGGCTTTGCCGGTAATCACCGTAGTAGGGTCTTTTTTATCTCGAAGGCAGTATTCAACTCGTGCCCCCTTCACATTGCGGCAAGTAGTAAGGAAACTCACCGGAAAACGGATCACCTCATCAATGTATTCTTCTGATCCGGTATCTTGCACAATTGCCTTTCTACGCTTAAACAGAAAGCGGTCTGCCAGCGCGGCCGCAACAACCAGCGCCAGGCACGTTTCACTGATCATCTAAATCCCCTTTTTAATAAAAATGCTTTGTAGTGCGGCTAAAAACTTCTCTTTAGCCACGGTTACGGTTTCTCGTCCGTTATTGCTCGCTACCAGAACTGCCAGGAGCAAGAGAGGTTCTTCCCAGCGAAGGTGCTCAGCTGAGTAGTAAGCGGTGGCCCCCGATACAAAGCTGATTACCAGCTCAGTAAAAAGATTGAACCAATCCCGCTTAATCCTTTCTTCTCGCACCCCTTGGAGGAAAACAGCCAACCCTCCGAGCACTGATAACAGCACAGCAATAACGAGCGTTTGTGTGCTTGTTGGCACGTATTCCTCCGGCTCTGTTGATGCGAAAACGAGACTAGCAAAAGTGACTTTTCAAACTGCCACGTTGTTTTTTAGGCAAAAAAAAAGCGCCCGGAGGCGCTTTAACTGGCAAGGGGAATTACTTAGGATCTTCAGGCCAGGTGATATCAGTTTCTTGAGAAGTATCAATGCGATTAAGCATGACACGGTATGTTTTCCATGCGACTAACTTCTCCTTTTCCTTCTCAGTCGCCATCCCTAATTCAACCGCATCTTGCAAAGGAGCAATTGCATTGCTAGCGCGAGTGATCAGCAAGTATTTTTTGCGAACAGCTTCGACCTCTCGTTCCTTTTGACTCAACGGCGGGGCGTCAATCCAGCACGGCAGGCCATCGGTATCCGCCCCCCGGATTTTTCCTACAGGGGGTTGCTCGCGATACTTTTCCCAATACTCTTCAGGAACTGGTTTAACATCATCAGGCCAGTTTTTATTGGTTTCGTAGGCTTCTTGATCTTCCAACACATAGAAAATATTGGTTTTCGCACTGTATCCGTAATTCATAATTAAACCCCAACCGCCCACCAAAATGCGATGCGTTCATTTCCATTCATACCAGAGTCAAATCCTCCCGGCCCCACGTTTAGCGCTTCCATGTTTGCGGATGAGTCCCCCCAATGACCCGCCAATGTTAATTGAACCCCGAAACAGTCCTGTGTAAACCCGCGAGGAAAATTAACGCGGTTTAGATAGTTATCGCCGCGATTGATAACACCACCCTGATGGATATACCCGGTTAGCTCGTCCTTGTACCACCAGGCATTTCTATTCCCGGAAATATGGCTGCGGCTATTAAATGATCCCCAATCGACACGGCCATTGAGATTATTGTTCAGCCAGTTACTTAGGTAGCCACCCCACAGATTGCTCTCAATGTTTCCGTCTGGATGCCAAGTGGTTCCGAAACTATTTTTGACACAAGGAAAGTTACCAGACAAATACAATGAACCATCATTGCGAAACTCAGGCCAGCCATCCGAATTACCGCCGCGCACCCGCCACCGCAAAGCCGTATATTGCCCTACAGTCTCAAGGAAATAAGATTGTGCATATTGGTCACCAGCCCCTTGAAGAATGTAGCCGTTTGTTTGATTAAATTTTACATCACCGCTTTGATAACTATTTATTCCCGATTTTCTAACAAAATCTGGATTATTTAAATTCAATTGGGTGCCTAACGATATGGAACCCGTTTCATTATTGACAGTTAGCGGCCTTAGGTCGTTAAATCCGCCAAATTGGTCATTAGCCTTTGTGAGCAATAAATATAGGTTATCGCCGTCATTACGCCAGAATGTTCCAAACTTGCCGCCAACCATACGGAAACTGTCCATGCTGGTAGACTGAATTTCAGCGCTAGTTTTTAACAGGCCAGTAAGTTGCCCGCCACTCTTCATCAAATAGCGCCCATCAGCCTCGGTCTTACTCCATGCATTAACATCACCAGCCAAGAGATTGACATCGCCGCTTAAAGGTTTACCGTTAACTTTGATAGAGCGAAGAGCATATTTTTGAGCGGCTTGTGCGTCCGTTAATGCTCCTGTTTCTTGCGCAGTAGGCGGCTTGGCTGTGGTATAAATACGTGGATTTGAAGCCTGGTTAGCTTCTGCCCCCCAATGCAACTCATTATCCAGCGCTAAACCAAGGCGCATTAATGATTTATCAGCAACCTGAAAACCAATGGATAGGTTGGACTGTGATGTAGGACGGCTTATCACAATAGGTGTGTGTGCTGCTCCTTCCACACGGAGGGCTTCACTTTCCGATGCCGTACCTCCAGGCTTTATCGCCAACGTCTTTACAGTGCCCCCCGCCAGCAACAAGAATCTAGCGTCAGACTCCTCTTTACTCCATGCTCCAACATCTTCAGCCGCAGGCTTATTACCAGTGTGATAGTACGTGTTTGCTATAAAGCGAATACTTGCAACAGGCACCTTTTCCTGTATGGCAAAGGAATATGCCCAATTTGATAGATTTACTGATGCGGTAACGGTTGTGACAATGTTTTTAGTAAAAGCACCTACCAGTGCGTATATTTCATATTTATTTGCAGATACTTCAACCGCTCTAACTTCGGTTATTGCTGGATTCCCGTAATGGTGACTCGTCACAAGGGCACGATAAGGGTCATTAACTTTTGCCACCGAGTTATTATTTGTTCTAACCATAATTCGCTGGGTTGCGTTATTTCGCTCTGAAGCGTTATAACCAGAGCCACCGATGACATCTATGGTTAAAGTTCCACCATATTGAACCAGGTTAGATATCGTCCCAATAAGAACCCATGCAGGGCTAGTCCCAGTATCAATTCTTAATTTCGCGATGGCCCCATAGTTGTCTGTTATCTCGGAAGTGTCCAGAGTGCCGATATCTGCTGGCTTAGGTTTGTCCAGTTCGGTATAGATCTTTGTCCACCCTTTCTCATACCCAAACCCATCACGCGATGAACGATATGCTATACCGCCATTACCATAGTTAAAGCGGAAATCAGCAGCTCGAGTGCTTCCGGTACCACCTAAATGGAAGTGGAGAACTGACGTCATACCCGTCGCTTGCGTGCTATAGAAACCCGATGGCGCATTCCAAGCAACATCAGTCGCTGTCCCGGTCATACCTCGCGCAAAGTATCGCGAGTCAGATTCAGCCTTGTTATAGGCATCCACATCCCCGGCTAACAGGTTTACATCTGATGTCAAAGGTTTTCCGTTAACCTTAATAGACCTCAAAGCGTATTTTTGCGCCGCTTGGGCATCAGTGAGGGCGCCAACATCTGCGGCTGTAGGCTTGCCGGCAGTTGAGTAGTATTGCGACCAGCCACTAAACGAGCCATTTACATCTGTTGCGGCAAATAGTTTATTCCCATTGCCATGACCTATAAACAAGTAGTGCAAAAAGTTTTGGTTACCTGAAGTGGCAGTTAAATCAATCAGGTTAGTTGTAACATATAGAGAACCCCAGGCCAGTGGAGTCCATTTACTATTCTCCACACTCCAAATACCTGGGGATGTTGGTTTTGCATCGCCAGTCAATACTCTCGACACACCTTTTTTTGCTGCAAAGTTACATCTGGCATCCGCTGCTAATACATCATCAGCGCTAGGCTTATTTCCTGAATGATAGAGATTAACAAACGGTGAATACTTACCCGCATCAGCAGAACGCAACCAAAAATTATTAGTCCCTTTTTCTGATAACAGTTGTAAGCCTCTATGCTCTGTAGCACTAAAATTAACCAGTGTAGAATATGCTTGGGTCGGGTAACCCTTGATATTTGGATCATCATATTCAAACGTCGAAACGCTAAGGCCATGCATCCAAAGAGCTGGGGAATCTGATAAGGGCCGCAATGGTTGTGTAGGCAATACTGTTGCCCCATCGATAACCAACCTATCCTTAATTGTATCGCCGGCACGTTTTACATAGCGGCCATCTGACTCGGTTTTATTCCATGCATTAACGTCACTTGCTAATAAATTCACATCCGATGAAAGCGGCTTGCCGTTTATTTTTATAGACCGCAGTGCATATTTTTGTGCAGCCTGTGCATCCGTCAAAGCTCCAACATCTGCTGCCGATGGCTTGTTTAAAGAGGTATAGATTTGCCCCCATTTAACACCATTTTCAGGCTTATTCGAAAAACCTATGTAGCCGATTCCCAACCCTGAAATTGCAAGGTAACCGGAGGACGGAGCTGCATCGCATGGAAGGCTGATTACCCCGGCTGCAATATTTCCCGTTATAGGCGGCTTATTGGCAGAAGAGGAATTTAAACGATAAATCTGTGCGGTATTGCAATATGCATCATCGAAATGGCGACCACCAACACCCAGGCCAAACGCACCAACAGCCATCAGCTGACCACCAGAAACACCTACGTTTCGAGTGGCGGCATCTCCCAATTCAAGATTGCCGCGTGCTTTAGCTTTATCAGTAAGGTCTGCGAGATTACTGGTCTTCGCAAGATATCGCCCATCCGCTTCAGTCTTGTTATAAGCATTCACATCACCGGCCAGCAAGTTCACATCGCTACTTAATGGCTTGCCGTTAATTTTGATTGAGCGTAATGCATATTTTTGGGCAGCTTGCGCATCAGTAAGCGCCCCAACATCCGCAGCAGTCGGCTTGAACGCTTGTGTGTAGACTCGATCCCATTTTTCCGTTGATGTACCGTTATCTTTTCGCATCGAGCGGAGATAGAAATCGGTATTTCCTGAGCCTAAAGCGAACTGAACATTCCGATATTCGTTAACCTTGAAGGTTAACAGCGTTCCTAACCCTCCTTGCACAGGATACCCAGGACTTGTAGCGGAGAGTGACTCAACAGTAAAGCCGTTAGCCCGGTCAATATCTGTATTAGCCTGTGTCGTGATTTTGTCCGAAAACACCAACCGGGTAACCCCCAGCGGGCCTGTCATATCCCCTCCGGCAAGTGGAACGAACGATTTTCCTGCCTTAACTGTCAACAGTCGGGTTGTGCGGGCATCGTTGATATCATCTGTCGGCTCATATGACACTTTTAATGAGAACCGCTTATCTACATTAATGCTCTCGGCCGGAACGCTGGTGGCATTTGAAGCCAAGTTGATACGGCAAACTTCGACCATACCATCGAGGATACTTTTCTCATCATTCACAACGCGCAGGCTGGCAGCCTTAATTTTGGAATTCGCATCAACTTGGTCAGTAACAATACCTTGCCCGTACTTCGCCTCCAAAATGACGATGTTCAATTTTCCGGCTACCAAAGCTACAGCTTGCTCGGTTAGAAGCTGCACAGTGATCTGGTAACCATTGATATCAACCGATGCGACACCAGGCTTAGTGCCGTTTGGCTTAACGATCACATTCAGGCCTTTACCAGGTACAACCGAAAATCCCTGGTATACGCCGGCGCCAAAAATTCCATAGGCCTTGCGATTTAATGCTGATGACGCATAAGGCTCAAGATACTGAACGTCAGCCAACAGGCCACCGGCTTTTTGCGGGGCAACGATCGTGATGCCGCCAGAAGTTGTTATTGCCGTCATTATCCAGCCCTCTGGTCGATGGTTAACACAGCGGTGAAGGCTTTCCCACGATACAAAGTATCCTGTTGGCAGCAAAGCACAGCGAACGCTTTCCCATCCCCGTCAATCAGCATCATTGTATTGAAGTTGTATGGTGTATCCGCAGGAAGCAAGGAGTCCTGCAACGTAGCATTGATGGTGATCAATCCTTCTTTTGCTGTACAAACGAGGTTGCACTCAGCAAATTTGTTCTTCAGATCACTTAGCGAATACGTCGATGGTATGTTCGCAATATTCCAGCCTCCCGCAGGGTTGGCTGTTACCAGCGCCGACGTGCCAAAATATCCCTTCACCATTACGAACCTTGAACCAGCCCCGATCTCAGACTCCGCGCGCCGGTTGTAGAAATAATCCAGCAGTGCAGCTCGAAACAGCTTCCCGCCGGTCTGAACGGCCTTAATTTCTGCCATAGAAGAACGCCTGTGCAGTGGTTGATTAGCAGGTGAGTTTAAGTAAAGTGAGTTTTAGAATTGAACATGCTGGCCCAGTGGGGCTGGGCCTGTCAGTGGAGAGTTCAACCGGTTAAAAGGTGTCTAGATAAATAATAGAGTTTATCTTTCCTACATCGGCGGCTGAAATCGGCAGTATCGCGCGGTCAATTCCATCAGGGAACTCGTACCCTATGATCCCGCCAGATGTAAATTCTACATTGCAACCTCGGAAGCCGAGCGTCTGAATACTGGCTATGCCGTCCGCGACAACAAGTCGTGCGTCTGCTCCCTGCGTCGGGCGTATCATTGGTACAGGCACCACATCAAGCGCCCAGGCATCGAGCCGCATATCGTCCATCTGGACGAGTACAGTCTCGAGGGGTCGGGGAATATTGCTGAGCGTTTGAGTTACCTTCAGATTAGTGGATACCGACTCGGCGGAGATCTCTGTTTGGAGTGATTCGATATACCAGGTACCGCTTTGGATCTTTGCGCTAGCGCCGGCGAGAGTGAATACGATTTTTCGTTCCACCAGCTCAAAGCGCAAATGATATCCCATGCCGTCAAACACAATGTGAAGCGGTATCAATGGCTCAATGACCATTTTGAACTGACGCATGAACTCGTCTAGCACTTTGGACGGGTCAGTATCCGAATATACGTCGTAAACGTCGTTCAGCGCTACGCTGATGCGTCCGCGTGAGGTAAGGAAGAAATCACCATACTTCCCCTTTGCCGTCTCCAGCTCGTCCCTGGTGACGAAATACGAACCATATGGGAACTTAGCCTGGTCTACCGGTGCATAAAGCGGTGCCCAGGTGGCAGCAAGGTTTTTGAACTCACGCCATAGCGTTGCCTCGATCGGACGGTTTGTCCCCTTGAAATGGATCTCATCCAGGCGCTGGGAAAGCAATACTGGCAGTGAGGCGCTATTCTTCCCATCGATATAAAAGAATTTCCCCAGCTCCCCCATACGTTTTCGCAAATCATCTTTATCCATTGAATAAAGAGACTTTCTGTTGGCGGTGCGCTCTATTAATGGCATCACAATGCTATTCAACATAGACTGCACCACATCTGCAAAGCCCGCCCACAAACCTGAGTTTTGCTTGGCAGACGTCATTTGCTCCTTGAACCAATTATCTTTCATCGCCTGCCTCAGTATTTAAGGTCAAATATCGACTTTGTTACATCCAAGAAAATAAAATCGTTTAGCGCGGCGGCATCACTCATATTCTTGATGTCAAGATTAAATTTTGAAAGCAGCCCTGTTGACTCAATTATTGCCCAGATTTCATTGTGAGAAACTCGTGCGAACTCCCCTGATTCATCACGTTCGAAGTTGCTAGAGTCTTTTCCTGCTTTAGCCTCTAACGCTTCACGAATTTTTCTCTCAGCTTCTGAAATTATTTCACTTTTCTTAACCGTACCGGAAACGGAAATTGTAAATGGTCTTTCATTAGTTTTAACGTAAACAAAATTCTTATTTAATTCGTTTGGAATCCCTTTGAAAGTGTCTAAAACCATCGTTTCCATTTGTGCCTGCGTCAACCCCTTCTTGTGGCCGCAAAAAAATACAGTGTTGATATTCTTTAGAGATTTAACGCCGGTTGAACGCTCCTGTTCCTTCTCGCCCCAAGCATTGATCCAGCTAATATTAGGGATCTGTGTGCGAAGATAAAATTTATAGTCCGCCCCCCACACTACCTGGCCGTCATAAGCGGTAAAATATTGCGCTCTGCTTCTCGTTTCCTCTGTCGTTTCATACCCGGCGCCGTTCGTGATTGGTGTCTCAGTCTTGATCTCTATCTGGCCTGATAATTCCGACGAATCTGCATACGGTGTCAATGCCTGGCCTTGTACCAGTGTTATGTCGCCATCACTCAGCCAAACATCTAAAATCACCTGTTCACCGCTGGCCGGCATCTTGCCAATAGAACCATCACCAAAGCGAACACCAATCTGTTCCGTTGGCCGATAGAACTTCACGTAATGAAGGCTATTCTTATTTGAAAGTCGAAACTGAGGGTTTTCTTCCCATCGGCGGGCAACACCATTATCGGTAACGGAAACATCAATATTCACGCATCTTTTTGTCATAGCCTTAGTTAGTGTGAAAGACAAAAACTCAGTTTCGTTTTCAACATCAAATATCAGCCTTTCCCGCTCAAGCTGTTTTGTTTGAACACCATGTTTTGTTTCGCCAGGCTTCAATATAACCGGTTCAACAAGCATGTAACGTTTTTGCTCGTCGGATATCAAATCAGTATAGATAGCTAATGATTGTGGTTTCTGAGTTTTATTAATTACCGTGGAAGTCCCGTATGATGGGGTTATCTGTCGAGTCACATAGCCTCTATCCTCAGCAGCAGCAAGAATTGATGAACGTTTTGTCGCTGTACTAATAAAACCTTCAGTTAATGCCTTCTCGGCGGCAGTCTGACAGGCATACATGAGTTGACTAACCATAATCGCCAGCATTTTCATAAACTGGCTGTTTACAAATCGACTCCACCATACATTTTGCTGAATGAGAGCCGTGAACTTATCCAATATATCTTGCGAGGTCATTACGTTACTCCTTTTTCATTGCCCAGGTAAGTTCCTGGTTAGGTATCCCAATAGTCAGGACAAACACATCAATCTCAGCTGGTTCTATCCTGATCCCCTCCAACTTCAGATCAGCTATATCGCTCATCATTTTGATGATGATCTCATTTTCAATGGCTACCAGCGTGTGCACGCTGTCCAGAGGCTCATGTTTAAAGCGTGCCAGGGGATTTCCGTACTCTGGAAGGCCATAAACACTGCCCTCCGGTGTGTGTAACCAGTCCTCTATACGCGCTTCCATTGCCTCTACATCACCCAATTTGATGGTCACGCCTTCCCCGGTAACGCGCAGGAGGCTATCTATCTCGTTCATTTGAATACCTATGCTGGGAGCAAGGAGGATAATTTAGGCGAAGTGAGTTAATGAGTGCGGCAGGGATGCCGCACTCATCGTTAGCCGAAGAGTTTTTCGAGGGCGCGATCTGATATCGCAGTTGGCACCTCAGTTCGCGGCGCAGGTTGCGGGCTGTGAGTAGTCATGTTGATATTTGCGTCTTTTGGCTCAGGCTTCACATTGAGTTGTTTCTCAACGGCTTTGGCAATACGTTCAAGCCAAGACAGAGTTTCATCATCGCTGCTGCGGGATTCATTATCTCTTTGATAGACTGGCGCCACGCCGCTGGCCGCCAGGTTTGGGATCGGTGGCGGCGGAGACGTTTGAAATGCCGAAACAGCCTGTTGAGTAAGGCTGTTGGATTTTCCTCCGATAGCGTTAGCAACTGTATCGCTCAGGAATGAAAACGGCGTATCGGCCATCAGGCCAGATATGACTGATGAAACACCTCCGCCAACAGTATCACCGGCCGTCACTGCGAATGAGGATAGTGGGTTATCAATATCAACCCCAATCGACTGGAGGGCACTACGTGCAGCATCTTCCATCACCCCTTTCCCCGACTCCATAGCTACGCTGCCAATACCTGAAGCCATATCTTTTGTCTCATCCCACCAGCTGGTATCCCCATTAGCAGCGTTATCCTGCTGTGACGGACTCGAGCCAGGTAGAACTTTGCGGGCTTTTTTTACTTCGCTGGCGGGTACAATCTGCATCGGTTGCTCTTGAGCGCCATTAACGGGGGGAGGCATAATTGCGCCAGATTCAGCACCTTGTTCGACTCCACTCCCGATCCTGCTGGTGGCCCTCCGCTGGAGTGCGGCAATAGCATCCGGTGAATTTGATGCCTGTTGTAAGGCACCCGGTAACTTGTCGTTTATCGGCACTGTTAGGCCACGATCTGGCGCGGGTACAGTCAGGCCTTCTACATCAAACATTCCAGTCAATGCAGCGTCGCTTTTACCTCCAAGTTCGCCCAAATACGTCGCGGCAGTGTCATATGCTTCGGTGGCTGCCTCGGTGACGCGCGCGCCCATAGATTGCTTTTCCGGACGAGAGAATTGCGCGCTGCTGGAAATGGCTTCAAGGCCATCAGCCTGGCGCTGCTGATTAATGATTGACAGCGTTTCTGGGTTAAATTGACCAACCCACTTTTTACCGGAACGTTCGCCAATTGCTGTTTTTATAAATTGATCAGAAACCTGCGGCGCCCCACCTTCGATAGTAGCTATCTGCCGCATTACTTTTGTCATGACGTCCGCATTGCGCAGATCAAGCCGATCGCTCTCCCTCACGCCCAAGGACTTCGACAGCTGAGCAATATAGCCCTCGGTATCATTCTCGCCACTTGGGGCATATTTAGAGATAATCCCCCTTACGGTGTCTACTTTTTGATATCCAATTGCTTTTGATGTTCCTTCTGCATAACTGCTAAGCTGATTCGCTAGCGCACGAAATCCCTCTTCAGGAGAGTCAAATTTAGCAAAACGACGTTCACCTTTTGCATTGGCTTTCTCTAACTCAGCACCGGCTTGGCCCGCATACTCCAGGTTGCCAAAGTTGTTATTCCTAAACGCCCTGGTATGCGCATTAGCGCCACCTATATTTAATTCATTCGAAACATTATTAAACGCCGGAGCTGATCCATCAGTTGCAGATATGCCAGATGCGAGTGATGGGTCGGCCATGCCAGGCATTACGGACTGAAGAGAACTATCCAGGTCTTTAATTGCTTCTGTAGTTTGTTTCGCACCTGCGCGTATTGCGTCGACCTGGCTATCGCTACCCGAGTCAAAAAACTCTTTTACACTGCTGACGCCATTGTCTAAGGACTGTGCAATATCACTGGTACTAAATGTTAGGCCATCCGCCACACCATCCATACCGAGCCAGCGAGCGCCGTCAGCCATGAAGCCGGCACCACCGGACACCAATCCACCCATGTCGATTATATTGGCGGCAGCATATTCGCTTTTATGACGGCCGGAAACATCCTGACCTTCAGCCAATTTAAACGCCCCTCTCTGTGCTTCACTATCACTGAAGCCATCGATCGCATCGATGCCGGCGCCTATAATCGTCCCTACAATTGGAATCGCCTTCAGAGCACCTTTTGCAGCCAGCTTGCCAGCGGCTTTTTCCGCAACCTTTTCACCTACAGCTTTTTCTGCTGCATGTTCTGCCGTAGTGACAGAAGCTTTCTCTACCCCCTTTTTACTCGCGTTCTTCCCAGTAGACGCCGTAATGGTTTCTGCGTTCGTTGCTGGTGGTTTAGCTGAAACTCTATTGCGAGCCATTTTCCGGCCGCGCTTAGACTTGGAGCGAGATTTACGCGATTTTTGCTGTGCTTTGACGTCCTCTGGTTGTTTTGGTACCTCAACGCCCTTCTTTCCTGCTGGATTTTCGATATTGGCGCCAACAGCCTCAGTAACTTCGCTACTACTGCCAAATACCCCCTTAATAGCTCCATATGCACCAACAGCTACAGCTCCTGCACCAGCGGCCACTTTCGTCAGCCTGCCTCCTTTCCCCTTTGGCGATCCGGCGGATGGAATATGCTTCCCATGCATACCACCAGTAGTAACCGGCCCACGCCCAGGGCGCGGCATGATATCGTTGATATCACCTGCACCAGCCAAGCGTTTAAATAGTTTTACGAGTACCCCGCCGCCCAACGCTAACGATAGCCCCCCCAGAATTCGAGATCCCAAGGCCTTTCCGATAGCCTTCCCGCCCAGGCCCGCTAAAATCCCGCCAAGGATACCGCGCCCACCTTTGCTACCCTTGGAGTCCTTGTCTCTGATTTCACCCAGAACGCGGATAATCTCTTCATCGGATTTTGCTAACTGTTCCTGCTGCGATTCCATAACGGAGATCACTTTACCGGTGGTGCTCGCACTGTAGGCTTGTTGCGATTTAGTCGGTGCACTGACATCCGGGAATTTTATCGGCGCCTGGGTTGTAGCATTTGGAAGGTCTTTGCGTTTATCCCGCCACTCTTTGAGACTTATCACCTTGTCGTTAATGCCACCGATCAGATCAGCCGCTTCTTTACCTGCGCTAAACAGAACGCCTCCAGCTGCCATCCCAGCAACCTCCGCAGCCTCCCCATCACCATTCTTACTGGAGAAAAATGACGCCAAGCGTTTTAGTAGGCTTTTTTCATCCTTGTCCTTTTCGTCCTCAATGTCAGACTCAACCGTGTCCTTTGATATAAATCGTCCATTCTCTCCCCGTGCACCGAGTTTTCCCTCACTTCTTTGTATTGCTTGTGTTTTTGATGAGTCGCCATCATCTAGCAAATGCAATTTTCTAGCTGTATTACCGATTGCAGAATAAATGTTTTCGCTTGCATTAATTGGGCCGCCAGCCAGTTCAGAAGGCCGATTACCGTCATGCGCATGCGATAACATGTCAATTGATTGCAATTTACTGCCAGTAGCATGACTTTTATCAATGGCGACGTTTTTTGGCGGAAAATTACCGATAAAAGATGATTTTTGATTTTTATTATCACCAATTTGAAATCTTTCGCCTGATACAGATAGCTCAACGCGGCCGTTACTATTGCGAATATCATGTAACTGATTGCGCCCATGAGTGGGATAGGAGTCATTAGCTGGCTCTTGACGCCGAGTGATCTGGGCAATGATAGAAGCATTAGACTTCTGTAACTTAACGTCGTTCGAGCGGCCTGTTGGTGAGCGGCTTACGATTGCTCGGTGTATATCAGTAAGTACATCGAGTTCTTTCGCACTGGCGTTCTCAATCGCCTCGATGATAGACAGTATTTCTGTTGGCTTAGTTTGTGCCGGCATTATCGTTTACCTGACGAGTTTTTAATCATTTGAACCAGGTCATCAACCATCTTGAAAGCACGCCACTGGGGCAGGCGCTCTATATCACCGATCGACTGCTTTCCGTATAAGGCAAGGTCATGAATCAGGGTCACCCAGGAATTTAACGACATGGCCTGGAAGGTAGTTGACACCCCGAAACTGAAAGAAAAGGCGTGTAGAAATCGCCTGTCCCTCCTTAGCCAAAGTTGGGCAGTTATGCGGCTTGATATATAGCTGGGCTTTTCCCTTGTGGATCGTAATTGGTAGCCCGTGGCGTAAGGTTTCTTGCATCTTCCTTACGCCGGCTGCCAGCGGCACAAACTCCGAATTGACTTCCATGCTACGAATCAGCTCGTATCGCATTTCCGCTGCCTCTTGGAACTCCTGGGGCTGTTCGGCCAAATGAGCCTGCAAGGTGATCTCCACCAGCCGTAAATTCGCTAATTCCGTTTCATAATTAGGTGCACCTGGAGCCGGTAGGTTCGAATACATCATTTCTAAATGCTCCATACCCAGACCATCGATAGGTTTCAAGTGCCATTGATGTGGCACACCTTTAACCGGAATGGTTACTTCGACATAGGGGGGGATTGTCAGCAGCTCTAAATCCTCAGCCAAATCGCACAGGTCAAAGTCATAGTGATGCAGCTCCCCACAATGGCCACATTGATAACTTACGGTCTGTTCTGCACCGTTTGGTTGCGAATGTGTATGAATCCACCACAACGCCGTGCGGCGGTCTTGAGCCGTCCATCGAGCACTATCCTGCACATCTCCGATCTGCATTGTATTGAGGTATCGCGTCGTAGCCTGTTCTTCTTGTTCCGGCGCCGTCCCGCAAAACTCCAGAGCATCATTAACCGCCGGCGCCCGAAACTGGATTTCGTTCTTTGGATTTGAGGGTTGGTAGAGGGTAGGGATAAACATATTTCGCCTTAAAATTTGATTATGCTGGTGGCCTTGCTTAGTGCATCACCGGCCATGCCGGTTGCCATCGATGACGCAAGCCCAGTTAAACTGGCATCAGCTGATGTGTGGCATACAAATGTCAGCGGGTATGAAAGGAATTCACCAACCTGGTCATATGAACGCGTCGTGGCGCCACGCTCCGTTGGGATCACGGGATATTCAGCATCCAACGTTTTACTGCCGTTAAAACCTACGCGATAAACACGGATGTTCATCACGTAGTAGGGGGAGAGGTTAATAGTGCCATCACGGTTTATCACGCGGCGCTTCCTGGCATCGAACCATTTAGCAATACGCCCGGTCTGGTCATCGCGAACGGTGATTGTTACGGTGCCGGGTGTTATATGAGTTGGTTTATTAAACTGGATACCGCCAATAATTTTGGCATCTGTTTCAATAGTCCCTTCGCTGTACGAAACATCGCGAACAAACATAAAAAGGTCTTTCATCCCGTCGGCTTCAACAACCCATTGCCACCCCTGTGCGTACTGGATTCGCATCGCCATTTCTAAAATGCTTTTGGCATAGGCAACTTCACCAGAGTGCCCGGCTTTCCCGTTAACCATCCCACCGCCGGCAAAACCACTGGATGAACCGCCGCCCAGTGCATAATTCAATGCTTCTTTTACGACATCATTTGTCCCCTGGAGGAAGCGGTTTGTAGCAGAGTCCATCGCGTCATTAAACATGCCGTTTACAGCATTTTTTAGGCTGGATCTGCTGGATAATCCATCAAAAATACCCATGACACCCCCCGTTTAAAATAGTGTTGCGCCGGCAATGATTGCCCGGTTTGACGACATCTGGGCTTCCAGGTCTAACTTGCGCTGAGTCAGCGTGTTTTCGTCGGGAAGGGCAGATGTATCAAGTTTCCCTGCGATTGATACGCGCCGTTGACGCTCGGTATTAGGAATGGCGATTAATACTTCAAGGTAATCTTGAATAAGGCCGACAATCGTTGGGGGAACCGTCCATTCACTTAATGGGCGGTCGCGCAAGTTGACTAGGTAGGAAAGGGTTAGGGGGTATAGTTCTCTTCCAGTTAGCTCGAGATCTACCGACGAGCCATAATCGTCGCTATAAACCAATACTTCGCGCTTATCGACTACATGTACCAGAGCCAGATAATCTTCAGGATAAGGCAGGGAAATCCCTGCCTCTTTTTCTATCTTGATACGACGCACCAAGCCAGCCCGATCCTGATAAGCCGCCAAAGCCTGAATCAATAGGCTTTCAAGCACTTTTGACTCAACCACCAGCAGGGGCGTAAACCGAGATTTAACGCCCTCAAGCAGCTCGTTAGGTGTCATCGAATTACTCCACCCAGTTGTAGACGATGCGCAGGCTTGGGCGGACGGCTACAGTGACGTCTTCAGATGAGAGATCCACAGCTTCAGAGTAGACTTTGCAGTGAAGCAATGAGCGGGTCAGCCCTTTGTGATCACCGCCGTTCGACTCGGCCGCTGCACTAATGGTGATATCGACGTATTTTTTGCCGAACACCATATCTTTCACAGCTGCCAGAACGTCGCCTGTAATGGTTTCGACGCACTGCACCTGTGTTTCCCCACTATTTCGTAGTGCACCGTGCTGGTTGAACTTCATGCCGCCAGGCGCCACGTCTTCCATGTCCTCACGGGTCATTTCTGGAAGCTGAGCTGTTCGGATCAAGATCGAGAGGTTTTCATACCCCTTAATTACCATCCAGTATTCCGAGCCAATCAGCTTTTCGCCGGCCGCTAGGTTCTGGTTGAAACGCTTCTTCATGAAACCAACGTCCGCCTTCGTATTACCAAATCCACTCATAACTACCTCAAATGTACATAAGTGGTATTTCCGACTCGTTGTAAGCCGTCATACCTGAGATGTGTAGGGACACTGTGTTGTGGGCATACATACCCGTTATCGTGCGCGGTGCGTCCAACTCGTATTGAACTGACTGAATCACGGCATGCATAATTTTTTGCCGGCGCCCAATATCCAGGACAACAGGCTTCGGCCGGCGGCCACCAGGCAGGAAGTTTTTCAAATCAGGTGACGCCATTTGCTGCAACGCCATAATTGCGGAGTTGACCTCGATCTGGGCATCCACTTTCGCCATGAAATGCAGCGACAAATTAAACTCAGGTGGCTTTTGACCTTCCCACACCAACATGCTGTTAATTTTCGCTTTTGACGTCGTGGTCGATGCCGCTTGAGTCGCATTTGAGAGGGTACTCACACCGGCCATAGAGCCAACGGAGTTGTTTTCAAAAGGCGACGACCACAGGCTTTCGAGCATCGCAACGCTGCCTTCCCCGATGTACCCAACGACCATGTTGGTACCTGATGTGATGTACGCCTTCAGGAAAGGACTCACGCCATCAGGCATTATTGCGCCACAAATCACAGAACCCCCTTAAAGGCCCATCCGACAGGATGGGCGTATTGATTTACAGGCCGCGTTTTTTGCGTACTTTCAACGATTTCCGACGAGATATGTTCGCCGACGCAGTGTGAGATTTGCGTTGTGCTTTTTTGATTGAGGCACGCTGCAATGCAGTGATGCGTTTAGGGCGAGGGCGCTTACGGATCAGCTTAACTTCACCGTTGCGAACAACTTTTTTGTTTGCTTCCAACATAGCGTCATCATCGCTATCACCAGACACGCCATAGATTGCGATTGCTTCGTCATCGTCTTCGTTGGCGGCAGAAATGGCATCCGCTACGATGATTGCGGCATCGTCATCTTCTTCATCGATCATCTGAGTGACAGAGTCTTGATCTGCGCCCAATGAAACCGCTGCATCAGCCAGAACGGAGAGCACACGGTTGTATTCATCAGTTTGGGCATCGGTGATTTCGTCGTCCTCTTCATCATCGCTAATGCCGGCAATGACCATAGCGATACCGTCAATGTCTTCACTAGTCGGACTAGAGGAACGTGCCCAATCAATCAGGAACGATGCAGCTACCGAACGTTCATCCTGACGAGAGCGTTTAGATACCGCCTCGAAAATGGCGTCAGACAGTGCCTTCTTGCCTTTTTCTTTCTTAGGCTCGTCCTTACCCTTATTCGACTCCAACAACGCGTCAGAGGCCGATACAACCGCAACTGTGCCAAACGCAGCTTCTAGCAAAGGGTTAACTTGGTTTTGTTTGAAAATATCCACTTATGGCTCCATTAACGCATTAGAACAGGAACACCAACAATGCGGCGGGATACTCCCGTCACACACACTTCCCAGCGCACTTCCCAGCTATCGAAACTTGTATTGGTAACTGTCACGATATAAGGCGCCTCACCCTGGCTGACATCGCGTGGCTTGACCAAGGCCTCAGCTGCTACATAGCGATCGAGAAGGCGGGGAATGCCCTTTTCAAGCCCTTCACGGGTTAAACCATCAGGTTCATGTTTGAGGGCAGCAGCTAAGGAGTAATAATCGCGCGCGATAGAGTTCATCACTGAAATAACATGCTGATATTGCTTGTAGTTATTTTCGACACACGTAGTTAGGGCATCATCAATAACGATCGCGCCATTTACACTGGTCACTACGTTTAGATGGGCTTTTGCAAAGACTTCACGGTCAATGTTGGCAGCAGCAGGCAGAGGCTGAATGTTTTGACGATTAACCACGCCGCGTGACACGCCGGCAGGGGAGTAATGCCATCCGCCGACATCAGGTACCAGGGCTACACCTTTCGCTTTAGCCGTGAAAGCGTCGCCAGATAAACCGAATACAACATTCGATTGGCTCAATGGATCGCGACAGGAGAATGGGAAGTAATAGGCGGTGACATTTTCATTACCACCCAAGCCAAGCCCGGTTAGTTGCTCCAGCGCCTTATCAGCGGCTAAACGGGGATCAACATCTGCGAACATATCAACACGAACAGCCTTTGCCAGTTCGGCAAGTTTGCCGATCGCCGTCGCGTCATAAATTCCCAAAGACAGGATAGCGGTGTACTCCACCAGCGAACCATCTAACACCGCTATTGATGCTGCATAGTCTTTCGACGTTAGTTTCTTAAAATCGCCGTCAGAGCCACCGACAAATGCTTGACCGGTGATACCTGTAAATGACGCCGGCAGAGCGAGAGTATCGGAGATCAGCACACGCAACCGTGAATCGTTACGTTCGAGGACATCAGGGATATACGCGGACAGCCCCATATCATCCAACACGTCTGAATTAAGCGATACGTCGTAATTTTCCAGCGTGGTTTCTGCACCTAACGAGTCAGTTGCCACCAGTTTCAAAGAGAAGAGGCCAGGCTTGGTTTTGACAGGCTCAAAACTCAACTTTCGGTTGGTAGACTTATCGCCATCTTCGACAAAGAAAGTGAGAGCGGCCTTAGCAGGCAAAGTGATATCGGCACCAAATGCGCTTGTGCTGGTGGTTGCCTTAACCGTGGTAACCGCCGGCGTTCCGGCCGTCTCTACCGTCAGGTTGATTGCGGGGATCAACATACCAGGCAAAGGAATGCGTACTACATAACCGTCACCGCCAGCCAAAGCCTGATTCACATGACGTAGAGGCTCAAAAAACTGGCCTTCTTGTGGTCTTGGAGCTTCACCCAGTACAGATTTGACGTTGTTCTGTGTGATTTTCAGGACTTTATTTGGCTTGCCTTTCCGAGCAATTACCAGGCCCGCAAATACTGAGGCACCGCCAGAAGTAGATCCGGTTGTTGCTGATGCATCGATTGGCGCAACTGCCGTGCCGGCAGCCGTACCAAGAGCAAAAGGGATTTTATTCATTTTTGTTCCTAACAGCGCCCCATGAGGGGCGCCTTATCAAAGGATTAGCCGGCGGCCTTCACAGTCACCTTCGCAACTGCGGTTTTTGCACCGTCTTCACTTGTCATTGTGATGTTGACGACACCTACAGCTTTCGCTTCGCCGTCGCCGTTCTGATCAACAACTGCCAACGATTCATCGCTAGAAGTCAGCGTAAACGTCTTGTTGGTTGAGTTTTCAGGCAGAACAGCAGGAGTCAGCTTGAATTTTTCACCGACGGAGACGCTCAAAGTTTTCGGCGTCAACGTAACGCTCTCAACACCTACGACTGGTGCTTCTGTATCTTCGCCGCCGGCTTCAGGCTTTTTTTCGATGAACTTCCCAGTGCCTGGGTCGATAGCACCAACTTTCTCGTTAACCAACGTCAGGCGAGAGAAATAGTCTTCGCCATTACGTGGGTGGATCTCATTGATTGCAGAACCCCACAGAGTCTGACGGTTCACCAGGGCTGTAGTAGTTGGATGGACAAACGGGATAGCAGGAACGGCATCACCAGCGACCATGCCCGCTTCACCCAGGTTTTCACCACGGGAGTAGAAGAGAATGTCGCTAGGAGAGTACGGGTAACCCTCTTTGTTAAACTGCTCGCATACAGGGTTAGGCACTTCATAAATGCGGATTGAGCCGAACAAGATACCAATGAAGTGAACGTAAGACGTTTGCACGTAGTTCGGCGCCAACTGGAACATGCTTTCCGGCAGAGATTTGATGTAGCCCGCAGCATCACCACCAGCAAAACCACCACGGATTCCGTATTTTTTAGTACGGTCACGCATCTCGGTGGAGATACGGTTTACAACACCACGGAACAAGGCGCACCAAGGCTCCCATTGCTGACCTTCCGGTAAGGCAGTGTCGAATTTGTATTCGTGAACAGTATGGAACGCGAGCTTACGCAGACGTTTCATATCTTGCTCATGCGAGCACCATTGAGTGAGGCTGGTAAACTGCATTGATGCCAGGTTAAGGCCGAACTCACGTTGCAGATCCATCATAGATTGCACAGTATGTTCTGCGGCCAGGATGTATTGCGATGGCTTCATCGTCCATTTACGCATTGCCTGGTTAATAACGGGGATCAGGTCTGGAGCATTCTCTACGTCCAGCTCTGCCTGCATTGCGATGTGAGTACCTGCTGGTGGTTCGGCATCGAACTTCAGCTTCACAATACCCTTGGTGTAATCGATGTTGCCAGTGACTTGGAAGCTGTTGCCTTTGGAGTCTTTTTCGTTGTAGTTGATGTTGCTTTCGCCATCATCGTAATGTTTGCCAAGACGGCGGTTCACAATGATACGCACGCGAGAACGACGAACAGGCATGTCGCGACCTTCATCATCCTTGATCGAAATGGTGAATTCTTTCGTTTTGCCGTCGACATCGTCTTTCAACATGAAAATGCGGCCCATTTGCGAGAATACGCCAGCGCTGAGGTGATCCATTTGTTCACCACGTTCGAACGAACCCATTTTCACACCGGCGATGTTGTAAACCTCATAGAAGTCTGACTCATCACGTGTTGCAGGCATGAAAGTACACATGTCGCTCGTAGCGGCGCCGAGGGCGGAAGGTAGGATCATTGCCATGAAAATAGCCTGGCGCATAACACCTTCTGACGTGCGCATGTCGCTGGATACTGACTCCAACATTGCTGAGCCATCACCGCTGCGCTTAGCGCTAGGGGCTGATTCCAAGATCAGGTTTTCACAGGCATTTTGGGCGTTTGCCAGCAAATCGGCTGGTGGGTTACATCCGTTAATACGACGGTAATCGGCAACGCTAGCAGCCCAAGCGGTGGCGATTTGGCGCACTGCCTTTGGATCGACACCTTCAAACATCGGATCTTGGGCCGCTGTCTGGAAAATGGTTTCTGCTTGTTGTTCAACACTCATTGCGGCGTTGATAGGTGCATTACTGGTAAACGCCAGCACTCGGCCAGCGCGACAATTTACGTCTCTTTGACGTTCATGAAATGCTTTGGTATCAGACACTTTTTCGTCCTATCTATTTGCACAGACAGGGGTTTGCTTCTCGACAAGCGGGATATTAACGAAAGTGAGTTATTGAGAGTCACGATAAAAGTGTGGGGTTGTTAATGGAGGTTTGTTAGACTGGTTCTATTAAACTAATACAGGATTAGTAATGCGTTATACAGTTTATGTGGAATATCGGAACGGCGCGATCAACACGCCAGCCCACTCTGGCGTTAAGGAAGTTGCGTATCGGAATTTTGTTGAGTTAGTCGCAGATAAAGATCTCCTGCTCACGGCAGCCGCCTGCGTTATCAAATCCTCCACCAGCGAGATACTTCGCTTTGACTTACGCACGGCCCAACCAATACCGGAATTTAAAGATATCCAATGGCCTCGGCGTGGTGCTCGTCGCCAGGTTAAAAATGGAAAGACGGTATCAGCATTTTTAGCTTCAAATGAAGAGGACTTTTTGAAGTCGTTAGGAGAGGGAAGTCTCACACACGGTATCCGTAAAGCGGTTTCGATGTTAAACCTACTCGAACAGGAAAAATTGAAGGCTCTCAAAGAAAGAGCGACCAACGCAACAGCATAACACCCGCTTAATGCCCCTTATTGGGGCTTTTTTTATAACTTGGCGTGCTCAGTTCGTTGCAGGTGGAGTTGTAACACTTCTTCAGCAAACTGATCGTCAACGATATAAAAATAACACTCAGGGACGTTTAACACTTTAGCGAACAGGCACATTGTCTCGAAGACAGGTCTATATGCTCCAGTCTCATACGATGAGATACGGCCGCGTGCCGTGCTTTCGTCAATGCCGGCTAAAACGCCGAGTTGCTCTTGTGTAAGCCCGGCGCGGGTTCGCGCAGATTTCAGCCGTTTAGTGATCATATTATTGCCGTCATATTGATTGACGACATGTGTAACATTGCATAACATCAACGTTGTTCAGAATTACAGAACATCATAAAGACCACGAAGCAACACCTGGGAAAGGCCGATCAATTGATCGGCCATTTTTTTTAATGGACTATCGGTTATGGGGATTTGGTGTAGGTAAGCCTGTTGTATATGTGGTTAGAAACGGGAAAAAGCTGCATGCATCAATACTACCAAATGGAGGTTAATATTTTGAATAATAATCAATTATTCGGCTTAGTGATAGTAAAGAGGCCCGTGACGTATCCTACGGATCAGCCGAGAGCAACCGAAGTGGGTAAAGAGATCTCGAAACAGCTAAGTAACCATGATGTTATATCGGCTATACACAGACATTTCATTAATCCTCGTTCCTGCGATTGCATCCTGACTTTGTTGCTACTTCTGACGATTGAGCGTCCTGAAATGAAGCTTGCTGAGTTGGGTTCAGCTGTAGAGTTGATTGGAGATGTCGTTAATGAGTTGAATTTGTTAGGCGTGAATTGAATGGGTAAAAAAGAGGCAAGTGGTGATAACCGGTCATCAATTCGAGCGAAGAAGTAAAAGTTATCCACATATCAACTGAGTAGATCCAATAAATTAACCATTAGATCCAGAAATAACCTAAAAGATCCCGGAACCCTTTAAGCCAGTCATGACGCGGCCTGTAGCCCTGTTCGTGTGTTTATAAACTGGAAAAGTGTGTTTATAAACTGGATATCTGTGTTTGCTTACTGGATAAATGTGTTTGCAAACTGGATTAAGTGTGTTTATAAACTGGAAAAAGGATCTTTTTGTCCACATAACTCAGGCCATCAAAAGAAACCAATTATGACTATGAAAAACAACGTATTAAGTCTTATTGATGTACTGGCGTCGAAAGGTGAAAAAAAACTTACCCCCAACTCCAACAGCACTGTTCAGCCCGTTGCGTTAATGCGGCTCGGCCTGTTCGTGCCAAGTCTGAAACGCAAGGGGAAGAACGTTGAGAGCGTCACCATAGATGCGTCTGAGGAGCTGTCTAAGCTCGAAATAGCACAGGCTGAGGGCTATTCGAACATTACGATAAGCGGCCCTCGGCTGTCTATGGAGACGGATTTCAAGGTTTGGGTCGCAGTCATTTTATCTTTTTCAAAGTACGGCCGAGACACCAACACGATCGAATTACCGTTTTCTGAGTTTGCGAGCTTTGCCGGTTACCCGGACAAGGAAAAAACTCGTGTCCTGCGCGAACGTATCTCCGGTTCACTAACCCGGATTCGTAGCACCACGCTGAGCCTTTCCTCTAAAAACAAGGATAAGCTTAGTGTTACAGGCCTTCTCCAAAAAGGGAACTGGGATGTGAAGGCTGACGTTATCAAACTAACAGCTGACGAATCATTATGGGAGCTTTACCAGGTAGATAACCAGGTTCTTCTCCAAATGTTCGTGTTGAGAAAGTTGGCAAATAAAGGGACTGCGCAAGCGCTTTACACTTTCATTGAAAGCCTTCCACGCAAACCTATCCCATTGTCTTTTGAAAGAATTAAGCAGCGTCTGGTGCTGACATCGCCGCAGAACCAGCAAAACCGAATTATCAAGAAGGCTGTCGAGGAGTTGATCGAGACAGGCTATCTCGATGCAACCATACAAAAGCGCGATAAGGATTGGCACGTGCTTATCCACGGACGCAATCCAAAATGTCACCTACCGGTTGGCGCCAGCTTAATTGAAGGTTTGGACGACGATTAAATTTGTGTTTGAAAACTGGAAACACAGATAAGCAATCCCAAAAATGTGTTTGCTTACTGGATAGCATGAGTCATTTCTGAAGTGCTTGGGGTTAGAACCTGCCTTTTATCCAGTTTACAAACACATTTTGCCCGTTATGGGCGCCATCCGACATAATTTATCCAGTTTATAAACACACCGCCTGCTTCTAACGGTTATGTATCCAGTTTGCATACACACTCTTTCTCTGCCCTCGTAATCCATCCCGTTTATAAACACATTTCCACAAATCCACTATTCATACATGATATGATTAATGCCTCTCCACCAGCATGAGCTGTACACATGAGATTATCGGCAATTCAAAAAGATACCCTGTTTCTTCTGCATGCTTTTCGGCTAAAAGGCCGCGCCGGCGGTATCCGTCAAACAGCATTGTTTAACATCGTCAGATCGAACCGTTCGGAAGAGCTTTACCCCAATAACTACAGCCTATCGTGTCGAACGATGGCAAAAAATGGGCTAGTAATCCTTGAAAGGGATGAGAGTCTACGTCTGTATCTGACTCTGACTGAGTTAGGCTCTAAAGTTGCTGAGACTATCTACAACGAAAGGGTTGCATACGGATAATAGCCGTACACATTGACGGTTGTGGCGAGGATGTGTACTATTGCATTGTAGTACGGATGATATCCGTACCAACTAACGCGTATGCGAACATCAATTTAAATAGAAATTTATCCTGGAGAATCCAATTATGTCGCTTAAAAAAATACAAAATTTAAACAATTTCAAAGGAATACCTTTTACTGGAAAAAGGTAACTTTGCCTAACATAGGAGATTTTAAGGGAAAAAATAGAGAGGTAACTATGACTACTGTAACCCAAATGTCTGTGGATGCGGTTAAAGGTTTCAAAAATGCAAGAGTCGAGTTGAAGACTACTGCCAATCTGAAAGATGTACTTCGTGAAGCGGCGGCTGTCGCTGGTTTAGATTTGACTGCATTTATACTGAATGCGGCTTTAGAGAGAGCTGAAAGCGTACTGGATAACCAGCGTCGCCGTGAGCTATCAGAAGAGTCGTGGCACCAGTTGAATCAGCTCCTATCTGAACCGGCCGCACCAACGCTTGCCCTGCAAGCCTTGATGAGGAGGAAAAATCATGGGGACTTGGAACACCAGCAATGTAAGTAGTTCAGCAGTAATGGCCTGTACTTATCAGGCGGATATCACGTATCCCGGCCAGAAGAAATTTGACTGTGGAAACGACGTTGTGAACAGTTTTGTTCGTAATTCCCTAAAGAAAAGCGTTGCTGATGGGAATTGTGCTGCAAAATCTCTAATCGATGCGAAAACTGGCGAACTGATAGGGGTATGCAGCTTTACTGCATACAGCCTAGCCAAACAGGCATTGAACGGGGTGATCACAGGCTCTCTTCCTCGAGAAGTTGGGGCTGTGAGATTGGTAATGCTTGGGGTAGCCACTAAGTATCAAAAACAAGGCTACGGTCTGGATCTGTTACGCGACTTCTTCGAGCAGGTAAAGATTATCCACCAGGCGTTGCCTGTCAAAGGTGTCTATCTTGATGCCGACCCAAGCGTAGTGAGTTTCTATGCTCGCCTTGGGTTTGTTCAACTGAATATGCCACCAAATAGCTTTGGGGCTGTGCCGATGTTCTTGGCGATTCAGCATATCTTAGCGGCTTAGCACGCTAAAAATTAGAAGCCCTGCCTATAAGGCGGGGCTTTCGTGTATTTAGTCCCTTGGAATTCAGGTTGTTACCTTGTCACTTTTCACTGGCCCCATTCACTTGGTTAACCGTTAGGTTATGATTATTGGTTTTAGCCAAGCTTGCGAGTACCAAAGGTAGAAACACCATCGGGTAATCTCCGTACTTAGTTATAAGTTCCTCTGGCAACAGGCACATTTCCGCTGGAAGTATTGGCTTGCTGTGTTTCTCCTTCAGCACTGTATCTGGCATTGAAGGACTTGATGCTTTCGCTGTGCAGCCGGATAGCAGCATCAGGGAGAGGCTGAGTAGAGCAAGGATCATTGGCCATTGCTTCAGTGAGTTTGTGTTGTAGTTCTGCGTTCTCACGTTTGAATACCTCTAATTCTTTGGCTTCTTGAAGGTGTTTGTTGTTGAGTTGAACCAGACGGCGCTCTGCGTCATCTCGCTCCTCTGCTGTTTGAGCCAATGACAGACTCAGGTTTTTATTTAGTCCATTGGCTTCCTTTAGCTTTTGACTTGCTGTTTCTATCGCGGATGCCTGGCTCGTAAATTTCTCCTGTATGACTGTATAAGCAAGCCACCCCCCTCCAATGATAAGTAGCCCCGCACCACCGATTAACGCCGCTTGACGGATATTGGGTATTTTCAAAAAGCTAAAGGCCTCGAATAACAGGGATAGGGGGAACATTACTTTTCTCCAAATAGGGCATTAATAACGCTGGTGGGCGTGATCGCCGTTATGGCTCCATGCATAGGTGAACGCATGCCCATTGAGTCCAGAACTGCAATCCCTACGGCGTTTTTGAACGCCTTAGCCGCCAGGGCAACAGAAGTAACGCCATCAGCTGTTAATTTACTTACTGCCTCATAAGCTCCTGTAAGCCCGCTGGTGGCGTTTTTCATGTCACCGCATGCGGTGATTAATCTTTTAACCAATTCATCGCTTAGCGTTGGTGCTGGTGGCGCCGTTGGTGCATTTGCCCCACTAGCCGGCGGCGGGATGTTCAGGATTTTGTTAATGTCGTTCATTACTTTGATCACGGGTTGCGGATTTACTTTCGTCACTGCGTTTGACATCGCCTTGACGATTACCGTGTCGGCAAGTGCTGTTACCAGCGCGGGTGCCGAGCCGGCCGGCTTGCTTTCTCCCTTTAGGTAACAATCCCAACCAATATTTACGGTGATCAGCTCCGACGGTGATTGGTAGGTGGCGAAGGCGGCTACAAAACCCCGTCCGCTCGATTCGGCAGACTCCAGCGCCCTGGCTACTTCTTTAATTTGGCCGATCGGTGCTGAGATACTCGCGGGATAAGCGATACCAGGGAGCAGTAAAGCCAGCAGAGAATCGGCTTTATCCTTCGACTGATCGCTTACTGCTGTAGCCAGGGTTACTGAGGCGGCCGGTGTGAAGCCTGATTTATTTAGCTCTCGGAAAGCATTGACCTGTTTCGGGTTATCCAACATCAAGCCACCTCCACCAGCGGGTCACCGGATGCTACGACGGAGCCACAAGAAACAGGATCGTCTTTGCAGACGATCCCTTTACCATTGACGGTTATCCAAGGCCGGGTTGAAACCGCAGTGCCGCTATGCACTGTGTTACCGTCTGTGTGTTCGCTAAAGGCGCTACCATCGACCATTACCGGTATACCGTTGATAGTAACCAAAGGGTCACCGTCGACACATGGGCGAGGGGGGAAACCCTCGTGTCCAGAGCAAACAGCCCCTTTGACAGAGATATTTGCCATTAACGGAACACCCCTTCCAATCTGGCCTGAAAATCCTCTTCTGTTTCTTCAGGCTTGCGCAGTGAGCTGATATTGAAGCGTGACTTCACTAATGACGATTTCAACGTTGAGTGGTGCATTACCTGGTACTGCTCGCTGGTGGCTAATTCATAGCACAATGGCTTTTCGCCATTCATTACCAAAGGCTCATCGCAAATGAGGATCGTATCAGGGTTAATCGCAGCTGCTGACTGTTGCCAATCCTGGGTTGAGGCGAATGGCGCCAAACCCTCGATGATGATATCGATCGGTAACTCAGCCCTTAGCGCTACGAAATCTGGAGTGAAAGCGCTATGGTCAACGAATTCGACAAACGTGCGGGCTTCATGGCGCTGATAAATGCGATTACCAGTAATTACGAGGGGCTGATCGCGGGGGAGCATTTCGTTAACCGCTGAAATGACGAATGGGGCGTATTTTGCGGCGTTTTGGCTAACTACGAGTGTTGATCGACGCTTATCGATCAGGTTAGCCACTGCAATGTTCGTGACGTTATTCGTTAAGCCACACACGGGGCCGGCAAGCAGCATTAAGCGCTTATCTTTGCCGGGGGCGAAGAAGGCATCGACCGTATCCTGCTGTTGAGACGTGAGTTTCACCATGAGGTGAGGATTTGAAAAAATACCGGAGCTAATTGCCATTGCTTATACCTCTCAGCTAAAGCGTGAAATGAGTTTGAATGGATGAAGGGAGGGCTAACCGTATCCGAACTGAGTTTTCATTCTTTAGCGGAAGATCGGGTGAAGTTTGGGCTAATGGCCGTCCTGGCCTTTATGCCTGGCAAATTAGACACGTACAATGGCTTCGCCGGCGGCACGTAGCCGCCATAATCGAAGGAAAAGGGAATTAGTTTGAAACTTAAAACGTTGCTGTTATCGGCATCGATCGCTCTATTGGCGCCCCAGGCATTTGCACAGGAACCTGCAATGTCATTCAAATGCGATCAGCTGAATATTCTGGTGTACAAACAGAACGACGCCAAAGGACGCAAAGTGGTGACACTGAACGGCACTAGGCAAGATGATGTAAAGACGTCGCTCTCAACTCGTTCAGGAAAAAAGGTTAGTACGGTTTCGTTTGTAGAACGCGCCCAAGCTGGTGGCTCTTATGGGCTGTATAATCTGTATATCATTCGGGCTGAAGGCGTGTACTTAACAAATGATTGGCTGGATGCTGATGATAAGCCTAAGCGGGAAGCCAAGGTGTATCAGTGCGATTACAAAGGTGAGATTGACGCGGCAACGCCAGCACAATTTACAGCCTGGGAAGCGCGCAGAAACGCTGAAGCGATGGACGCCCGGAGCTAAGCGCTTACCGCACCTTAAACTTAGGCAGATCTGACCACCGTGTTGTATAGGCAGGTGAAAGCCATTGCCGCTTCATCTGGAAGCCTGTGTCGATGCCTTGGCCTGCTAAAAATAGCGTGCCTCGAGCGTCTTTGTTTAACCTGTCCATAACAGCCATTAACTTTTCACTGTTCGGCCGTGGCGGAGCATCGTCAAAGAGTACCAGCTGCGCTTCACGGCCACTAAAATCCGCCAGCATAATGCCCGCTTTAGCATACCTGATCCCAGGGCGCCAAATTCGAAGAAGCGCCCGCTGGGCCGCCGCCACAATATCCCGCGTATCCTGCGTAGGTGTGATGAGAATTTCGCAATGTTGATTGCTGTATTGCACGTCATTTGAGAATGGGCTGGTACGGATAAACACCGATATAGCTTTGCAATACTGTTTTTCCTGCCTCAGCTTGCCGGCTGCTATTGATGCGTGGCCGCAGATAGCTTGTTGCATATCCACCAGCTCAGTGACTCTCTGACCGAATGATCTGGAACTGATGATCTGTTGTTTTGTTGGCGGATGCTCCTCGAGCGATAAGCAGGGTTCACCGCGTAATTCGCGCACGGTTCTCTCCATGACAACACCAAAGTTTTTCCGTATATATTTGGTATCGGCAAGGGCCAGATCCAGCGCTGTTTTATAACCCATCACAGTTAATTTCTTCGTTAGCTGACGGCCCACCCCCCATACCTCACTGACCGGCAACAAAGACAGTAATTTATAACGACGTGCGGCGTCATCCAGTACGACCACGCCGCCGGTTTTACGCCATGTTTTCGCTGCGTGATTGGCTATCTTGGCAAGGGTTTTCGAGGGGCCAAATCCAACTCCTATTGTTAGCCCTGTGGCCCGGTAAACAGTGTCGCGCAGCTGGTGGCCAAACTCTTCGTAGGTCATAGCCTGCCCCATCCCTGCACACTCAATGAATAGCTCATCAATACTGTATTGTTCCACTTGAGCTGAGAGAGATTCCACTGTAGCGACAAACCGTGCCGACATGTCCGCGTAGAGGGCATAATTAGAAGAAAATACAGCCACTTGATGCCGTTCAATGATGTGCTTCACTTTGAATAATGGATCTCCCATTTTCAGACCGGCCAGCTTTGCGAGTCGATTCCTGGCAACGATATTCCCATCATTATTGGACGTCACAGCAACTGCGCGGTTATCAAGATCGGGCCTAAAGACCTGCTCACAGGAGGCATACATCGAATTTACGTCTGCCAGCGCGAACATCACTTCTGCGCCTTATGCAACCAGAACGTGACAACCCCCCATACTTCGAAAGTGTCTGGGTCTGGGTAAATTGGACTGTATGCAGCATTCATTGGCATGAGGCACAGGCGAGGGCGTGTATGGAGCATTTTCACTGTAAATTCGCTGTCGACTTTCGCAATGATGATTGAACCATGCTTTGCTCGCAGATCGCGATCCACGATTAGCAGATCACCATCATGAATGCCGGCCTCAATCATGGAGTCACCTTCAGCCCAGCCAAAAAACGTTGAGTGCTTCTTGGCGATGCAATACTCGTTTAGATCCAGGGTCGCATCTTCGTACCCTTGTGCGGGGGATGGGAACCCAGCAGGTATGCGCTCCGCGAAAAGAGGCGTTTGCATTTGTGGCGCGCTGGTGTTGGGGCGCAGGAATGGGAAAGGGGCTTCGATTAGTTTCATGATTGCTTCCGTAATGCTGTATGCATATACAGTATATATTGCCGGGAGCGAATTATACAAATACAGCAGACCACCATAGAAAACGCCCTCACTAAGGAGGGCGTTAGACAAGTCTTATCGGAGCATAGCAGGGGTGCAGTTGTAGATTTCCGCCAGCTTGGCTAGTGTGGCGGCCTGTGGGCGCTTAGAGCTTTCCAATTGAGACACGGAAGCCTGACTTACCCCCAGTTTTGCGGCAACATCCGCTTGGGATAAGTTGCGATAGATGCGCCATGCAGCCAGCAGGCTCACGTCTTCTCTGACTTTGATCCCAACGACAGCATGAGGAACTACGTCATCGTCACTGCTATCTGCTGAGTATGGGACATCTTCAAACGCATCATCATCATTTTCGGCCGCTGCCATAAGGCGCTTATAGTCATCGATCGGTATTACGGCGTAAGCAACGTTGTCGTTGCTATCTTTCAGAAATTGGACGGACATATTTAAATCCTCGACTTCAGGAACAGTTCATAATTCTAACTTAATAAATCATACTTCATACTTATTAAGTATTAATTTAACGGTATTGAGGGGGAGAATCCCCCTCACTCGCTTAGCTATATGTGTTTGTTGTCCGGCGCTTGACCATCAGTATTTTGATGACCGTTGGCACCCCGTCGATAACTTCAAACAACACCCGGTAATCACCAACCCGCATCCTGTATTCGTTATCGCCATCTTTCATCTTTTTGATATCGAGGTTAACGGTGGGAAACCCTGTCAACTGGTCGACCTTCTCAAAGATTTTTCGCCTATACCGCACATCGATGCTATCCAACTGCTTCTCAGCGCGGCGTGACCAAACTATCTCCATACGCCTTACCTTTCCCGTTCTTAAAGAGCATCGCCTTGCGATATGCGACCAATATAAGGTTTTGTATAAGGATATACAAGCATTATCTTATGTTAATGCTTATATTAATCTTATGTTGGTTGTGCGGGGGCAGCAACTGCAAGGGAAGTGATGGTTGGCTTTATAGCTCAGGCGCGCGATAGAGGCTCAATCTTATGGCTGCGTAGAAAAAGCCCACTTGGTGGGCTTGCATAGCTGGTGGCATCACGCTCTTGGTCGCCGACCGATCTCATGCCAGATGTATGAGGAACTGCTTACGGTGCCCTGACAATGTTTGCAGCGATACTGCTTACGACCAAGCCCTCCCTTAAGCGAGTCTTCTTGAAACTCATGGTAGGGACAAGACTTGAGCTTATCGAAATTTGCTTTTACTTGAGCGGCTATTTGCCGCATCTCATCCCCGGAGATGCCAACAGCTTCCCCAATGACGTCCAAACCGTTTTTAGTATGCATGTTCTAATTTCCTATTATTTTCCGTTCGTTAGGAGCCAATGGTAGTGCCCCTCGAACAATCAGATAAATGGCTAAAAGGAAGCCGGGGGCCAGTGTGCTGCCTGCAATCGAAATACAGATTAAATAGTGTTCCATTTCAATAGTCACAGTGCCTCCATGCGGTTAGAAGGTAGCAATCAGATCGGCGGCATTCTTCCTGGTATCACCTTTGCAGCTAAGTGAACGTGGGGCATCAAGCTGGTGGATGGTCATTCCATGCTTGACGTACAGCTCAATGACGTTCGGCGCACGGCTATTCGTGATAATGACGGCTGCGCCGCGCTGGTGGGCGGCTGCTAGGTGATTCATCAATGCTTCTTGATCTGCGAAGCTAAATCCACCCGATGAGTAAGTGGTAAACCCTTCCTTTCCGGGCAATGGTTCGTAAGGTGGATCGCAAAAGACCACATCACCGGCGCCAGCTTGGGCTATCGTGCTCTGAAAGTTTTGATGTGAGAATTTGCAGCGCGTTGAAACTGAATGACACGCCTTTATCTCGTCTACCGGCAGATAAGGGGACTTATACTTGCCGTAGCTTGTGTTAATGGCGCCAGCGAGGTTGTAACGCATCAGCCCGTTAAAGCAGTGTCGGTTGATAAAGATAAAGTGCGCAGCACGGGCCACCAGCGGCATGCTGAGCTTTTCAATATTGAACTGCTGGCGTACTGCGGCGAATCCCTCTGCGGTGTTCTTGGTACCAAATAGCTCCATCAACGCCGTAATTAACGCGTCGGGCGAAGACTGGATCACATGGTAGGCTGTGATTAGGTCATTGTTTATATCGCCGCATAGATATTCAGGGAAATCGAAGTTCATGAACACCGATCCCCCGCCAACAAACGGTTCAATCAGGCGCTTGCCGGCTGGAAGGAATTGGGCGATGGTTGGTAACACCGAGGATTTGCCCCCGGCCCATTTAAAAACAGAGCGTACAGGCTTTTCCCTGAGTGGGGCGCGTGCAGGCAACGTAATGGCAGAAGGGTAGGTTACTTCCATTCCGATTCCCCCCCAAACGCCGCTAATGTGTCGTTGATTACCTCTGCCACTGTTTCTGCCATCAACAGGAAATCGGCGCGTTTACGAACGTCAGAGCCGCTCTCGTCCTCCTCCTGCATTTCATCGTTCATTTCCAAGAACAAGTCGGAGAACTTCAGCCGCTTGAACGAGCAGTCATCGGTCATCATGAAATTGACGTGGAATTTAGTGGCGTGGAACATGCTGAGGTTTGTGACCAGTTTGCCGCTCGATACTGTGGACTCGATGGTGTCGCTACCCAATGGCTCATTTCGGAATGATGTTGTTCCACCTTCAGAGAGAATGCTTACCATGCGGGCATCGCACTCCCCCTGCATGTGTAGCGGCGCAGGCGCTTCCCCTACCTTCATCCATTCGGTCATTACCAGCTCGATAGGTTCTTTGGTGGTGATTGGCACTACCGGCAAAGAACCCAGCGTTTTTCGAAGCAATGCCAGCACATCTTCAGCGCGCTTAGCATTAGTGGTATCAACGATGATTCTCCCCTTATCCTGGTCAATCCAGAGCTGTGTCTCTACCTTTCGGGTGAATGCTCGAGGGAGTAGGTTTTGAAGGACTTCATCTTTAATTGTCGCGCGCTCTGCGTGCTTTAGCCTGCGGTGTTGCTCTTGCTCTAACTGGTTAACACGTTCGTTAACTTCGGATTTTAGGAAGTCGGGTGGAATGACCTTTTTCTCGGTCAGCATAGTGATCAGGATGTGGTTCTTCATCTGAAGCGAGAATTGTTCTTTGCCATCGAGAGCCTTCCACCCGCTCCGGCTCATGTCGTGTGCTCCGCACGGCGTGAATGCCATTGCTTTCAGCTGCTCATTGAGATTTTCCGGCGCTATTGCCCCGGAGCGATGCAGATACACCACCGCATTTTTGAACAGGGTAAACAAAGGTTTCTCCTTGATGTTTTGTAAAACTAATTTCAAATTAGTTTAACAGAGTTAATGCTCGTTCACGTCAATTTTTATGCGGGTGGCGCTGGTGGATCTGTGAAAAGTCACCAGGTATGCGACGGTCATATTTGGGAGAAGGGCGCTTGGGGTGAGGCAAAGCAATTTGCCAAAGATAGTAAAGGGACTATCCTATAATGGCTTTTAAAATAGATAGTTAAATGGACAACTGCAATTTTTAGACTTAAGGAAGGTTTTATGGCTGCGGAACAAAATAACTACATCTCACAGCAAAACGAACCAAGAAACTATACCAGCGAGGAGAAGATGATGATCATCCAGCTCGCAGCTGCTTTGTACACGCCGGAGCAAATTCAAACTCTTTGGAAAGAAATTTCAGCAATAAACGAGGAAATTGAGCATTTGAAAAGCGTGGAAGACAGAGCAAAAAGTGAATATGACGCCGTTGAAAAACCGAGCGATACATATGATTTCGAAAGGAAGCAGATCAAGGGAACGATGCATGCAGCAAGTCGCAAACGAGAAATACTTCAAAATGAAAACGATAATATAACTAAAAATCATCATCTTGTTGTAAAACTAAAATCCTTTGAGGAGGAAGTTAAGGCGCCATACGAACCTAACGATGGAATGGTTGATTTGTAAATCCAGGCACATGACTGAACAGAAGTTATCCACAAATTCTGTTGATAACCGCCGGACGCCGGCGGTTTATCGTACTCAAGCTTTGTCAAAGGCTATCTGAGCACTTTTGAAGCTAATCTTCCCACCAGCGGTAAAATCCATATTGCCAGCCGCCTTCACGTCCACATCACTGGCAGCGACCAACGTCACTTTGCCACCCGCACTGATAAACGCATCGCTACTGCTGATCATATAGGATTGACCAGCCTCATTCATTCCAATGGTAGAGCCATCATCGATACGAGTAATGGCATAACCACCACCAACAGAGCGCACCTCAAGCAGGCCGTTGCGTTTCAGTACCGCGTCCTTTGTTGAGTTGAGCTTTGGAGCTGGTGGAGCGCCTTCAACGTCTGGGGGCGTGTACTGGCCGCCCTGGCCCGAAGCCTCGGGAGGAACGTTAGGCACACCACCGGGCCAGTCTTGTGCCGCACCTATAATCATGGGCCGTCGTGAGTCGCCTTCATACGGAAACTCTACCCATACTAGATCGCCTGCAATGGTAGGGACAAAACCGCCCCCAATGGGTAGTAAGTATTCAGCCCAAGGCAGCGCCGAATCGGGCATATCATCCCACTCATGCATTAGGCGTATCTGTGCTTTCATCATCCCGCCCTGGTGCACGGTACTGACGATTTTAGCTCGGCGTTTTCCAATGATTTTGTTATGCACCTTTCACTACTCCCAATATCATCCGACAAACGTAAGAGCGGCGGTCTTCATAGTGTGTCACCCCCATTATCACCATGCTGCTTTCTACTGACTCATCGAGTGAGCTATCAGTGTCATAGCGCTGAATAAGCACCGTGATCTGTTGGCCTACAGCCAAACTGGCATTACCCTCACATTCCACATCGAGCTTCGGGATAATTGTCAGAGATAGGTTCATCAGAACTTCACGGTTGGCATCGGAAATCATCTTGATTGGGAACTCCTTTTTACCAATCGCGATATACCCCTCTGTCTCACTGTATGCAGAAAATCGATAACGAACCTTACTCAGATAGGCCTCATCCTGAGTTAGATGTCGTGCCTTGGTGAAAAGGTTCTCCGCAGATGGGTTGTTGGTTTCGTACTTGGCTACTGGCTTCAGTTTTTGCAGTGCCGACAATGTTCTAACACTCAGGGTACCCCGAGCAATCCAGGCACGGGCGCCGTGGTCGCGGGCTATCTTATCGATTAATGCCGAAGGTTTGGCGCCAGGCACAAGGTGATAGGTGGTCATCCGGTTAAAAGGATCTGCGACCAACTTCAGTTTTTCACCAGATAGCGCGCTTAACATATCTTTAGGGTTTTGGTCGACAAAGAACCGAGGCGATACCGTTTTCTGATGGAGCTGATGCAAAGCCTTTGGAATCGCAACAATGCGTACCGTATCGTTCGCGTAAGGGCAGGAAACGATGGTCATTTCATCGCTCCAGCTCATACCACCATCGCTGTCTCCCATGACGGCCACCAGCAGAGATCCCTCCTTCATTTTTTTCTCATTCATAAGCTGGTTGTTGACGTCACGAACATGCAATTCCAACGCCGGCGACTGCATATTCATGTGTTCAACATAAGCCGAAGTAGTGACCATTTCCCTGGGAACTTCAGCACCATCGATCACAACGGACTGAAGGAAAAACTGGTTAAGCTGTCCGGCCATCTCAGTTCTCCTTCACGGCGGCAATTACGTTAGTTAGCGCACGGTGGGGGACAACGGCAAGTGCCCGTATCACGTCGACCGAGGCTGTTAGTGTCGTCTGTACTGCGAAAATACGGTCGTCACCGATCGGCGCCGAAATATCGGTAAAGGATAAATCGCGGCTATCGATAAGCGTTACATCCAGATCCAGCTCCACGAGGGCCAGTTTAACCGGCGCCGATAATGAACGGTGTTCAGAGAAGCGCAGCTGTACGCCTATCGTGTTGATCAGAAGGGATAGCGTTTCCTTTTCCGCCGCCAGCAGAGTAATTGTGTATGTAAGAGAAGCGTTTGTGGTATCGATCGCGGCGTAAGGCTGACCGTCCTTATCCTCAACGATGTTAAAGCCGTATGAATGCTTGAGATCCCGTTTTTGCTCTATAGGCATAAATGCAGTGTCAAAAGAGCGTGAAACGTTAATCACCGGTAAGGCCTGCTTATTCATAACCGGTTTATTTGGCGCATTTTTCCAGCTGTCGGCTTTGCGGAGGGCACGCAAAAATTCGACTATATCGTCAAACTTACCGAGAACGACGCGATCAGCTGGTGGACTTTCTATGAACCGAACAAAGGCCGCGTTCTCAAGGGTTTCTGTGTTAATCGAGGCGCCGTCAAACATGCGGCTAATGTAGGTAGCGATAGCGTTATCAGCTGATTGGAAGCCTGAAATTTCAAATTCGCCCGTTGGCTCCAGTCTCAGTTCGCGAAAGCGGGAGATAAGTTGTTCCATCATTGGGCCACCTCCGGCGTTCCCTCAAAGTTGCGGGCAGGGATACAGTAATACAACGAACCGACAGCTGCGGTTCCGTATGTGAATATTCGGTGGACATACCACCAGCAGCGTACTGTGGTTCCTTCAGACAGCGACTCGTTCCATTCGAGGATAGAACCTACAGGCACAAAGGCGCGGGCCGCAGGGTGGGGTTTACCGTTTTCATCTTCGCCGGTATCGATAGCCTCCATTTGTGGCGCTATACGGAGCAGTAGAACGTCATCAACACCGCCGTCTTGCTCGCCGTCGTTATCCATTGCATTCAGGCCTGCACGTTCATCGGGACAATCCAATACAGCCACGGCTACGGGATCGCCATAGGTCAGCGTCTTCTGGTTGTTATTTAACTCGGTAAAACTCGGCTCTAATGGCTGACCTTCATCGTCAAGCTCAACCTCTTCGGCATCACTTGGAACGAACAACAATGCATCAAAAGCGAAAGGGTCGGCCGCAATGGCCCGTTGCCAGTCTCGTCGCACCATGTCGTTAAACGCAGCGTGGCCGGAGTAGCGACTTTTTAATGCCTGGGCTGGGCGTGTAGAAATGCTATTGGGGATAGTGGCAGCAGATGGCAAATCTGCGCCCTCAGCCGCCGCTGTGGGGCCGCTGTCATCAATGCCGCCAGCAGCATCACTGATGTCCGTGTAGGCCTGCTGTTCTGGTTCTGGCGCACTGGTGGGCGCCTCGGGAATAGGATTTGCCTCGATCGGCAGATTCTCTGGCAATTCTTCTTCATTTTCTGGTTCGAAAAATTCACTAAAGCGGCTCAATGCTTATTCCCCAATGTGGTCTTAATGTGGTGCTCGAAGGCTTTGGCGGCTGCCTCTGGTGTTTTGCCTGCCATTACCTGGGCGTCGATAAAAATCTGTCGTTGCAGCTTTAGTAGGTCAGTTACCTGGCGCTTGTATTGCTCCAATTCGTCCGAGCGCTGCTTCGCCTTGGCTTCGGCTACCTTCCTGCGAGCGCGTTCTTGCGCAGTTACCTGGCGGGCACGTGCCAGCTTTGTCCGGGCATTGCTGAGGGTGGCTTTGTCTTTGTCGGTGAGCTTGCTTTGCAGTGCGTCAATGCGCTTCTGATAACGCTGGTATTCAGCGCGGACAGCGGCTTGGTTGGTTTTACCTTTCCTATTGCGATTGAGTTGCTTAATTTCGCTCTCGCTAAAGTATTCGTGGGTCTTTTTGCTATCGTCACCGAAGTGGTGGCCCTTTGATGCCTTGATCAGGGATTCGATAATGCGTGTTTGCCAACCAGCACCTTGCATACGGGTGAATGCGTGAATGATGTGCTTACAAGCTACCCCACGCAGGTTCGGGTTCTTAATTTTGGGGAAGACGTATTCTTTAGGAGGCGCGATAGTGAAGTTGCCGGCCGTGGCAATATAGCGATACCAATACATGTAGCGGCCGCAGTCACAGTTAACGGAGGCACGGCCGGCCACCAATTTCCGAACCAGGCGCATTAAGGTGGCCCGATCATTGGTTACGTTTTCGAGTGCATCCTCCCATTCTTCAAATCTAAGCTGCACCAGGTGGCTGGAGTCCAAAGAACGATTGGAAGCGGTCACGCGAATTTGGGCTATGTTATGTTTCAAGCCAATGAAGGAGGCAGACGAAATGCCTGAGCCATCATCAACATTGTTATTTGCCCTCTTAACGTCGATCGCCTGGGAGTGGGCCACCAGCTGCCCATATGTGATACCAGGCTGAGTATTGGTGAACTTTTTCTTAGCCTCGCCCCGACTAGCCTCAAATCCTTTCAAATCATCCAGGGTGAAGAAAGTGCCGTCCTTCTTTTTTCCAAGCCCGATGACGTCCTCTAAGTGTTTGTTCTTCAGTAAGGATGGTGTGAGGTGCTTGCTCCCATTTCTCCGCCGGCGCGCCTGTGCACGTTCTTTCTGGATCTGGTCAAATAGGCGGGTAAATTGTTTCGGCGATAAGCCATCAGTGATGTATCGCCCGTTGTCGTCTTTCTTGAAATCGGCCACCGTTTCCCCCTGCTATAACGTTTGGGTTACGGGTAATTCGCCGGAATCCACGTAATGGCGAATCCGGTCACGAAGCCACGCAATTGACGGTACGGCCAGTGTGGCGCCGATTGGTAGTGCCTCGTATTCAGCTTCAGTTCCGGCCAATAGTCTTACACACCACCGTAGCTCATGAGTACCCCAAATACGGTGGGCGATAAGGTCGGGGCGGTATTCTTCATCGGGTTTAATATCGTAACGCTGTAGGTCGATATCCTGGCTGGTGGATTTGCGGATCACTTCATTGTGAAGATAAGCCCTGATGATAGGGTCTTCGATGCAGCGATCATCCAATCGGTTGTAAGTGCTCATAAGATAATCGTGTCCTTGTCATCCATTCTTTGACCTGCCAAGGTTTTAGCCGGCTCATGCTTCGCCTGGACTGACTGGGTGATCCAATCTGGGCCGTGTCTTGCTTCACTCCTGTCAGAATGGAGCGCACTCATCATGCGTTTGAAATAGCCGGCGCTGCCGACCGGTTGGTAGAAAGTGCCGTAACAACAAAGGATCGTCAGGATATGTTCTGGCCGCAGCTCCGCCCATGCGATGTTGTAGACTGGCTCCCCATTAGAGTTGTAGGACACGTCGACGATGGAGTGAGGGATATCGAACCGACTGGCACCATCTTTCGGTGTGATAATGGCATTGGTGCGCTTTAGCTCGTTGTACCGGTCGAGAGCGACAGATATTACGGGGTGACCGCCGTTATGCTTATCGCTGAGTCGAACGCGATTGGCGCCGGTGGCTTTCGATACGTCACCGGATACTTCGTCTACGAGCGAAACCATACCTTTGTTGACGTAAGCCGATAGAGAAGGGACAAGTTGACCGTTGATATCGGCTAGGTTAGGGGAGTATTTCGTCACGTTTCCCATAACCAGGACGTTATCTTTATAAACAGCCCTAAGCATTTGGGCACTTGGGCCTGAGAGAGTGGCGACGCAGATCGGTAAAACCATAATTCACCTTTTGCAGAAAGAAAAAAACCGCCCGGAGGCGGCTCATTTCTGCATGGGCATTCGGCTGTCGCGCTGAAATTGTGGTTTCGTGTCGAAAAGCAAAACCCCAAAACCGAACCGCCCTAAGCGAAAATTATATTAGTTTTACGCAACTAAAAAGTAAAGCACTTAAATCACCAACTGGTCGGACTCGATTTTGTCCGCCAGCGATATAGCCAACTCTAAGAGAAAGTCCTGTGTGTTGTTGCGCCTTTCAAAATCAGCTTTGCCGCCAACTGTACCGCAGGCATGCACCGGAATTAACCAAGGGAAACGCCGGCGGGATTCCAATGGAGCAGCATGCTGGTGGTGCCAAACGCAAAGGGGAAGTATTCGCTTGTGGGCGCCGGGCTTTACACGTCCATCTATGTGATGAAGACTGATCTCGTATGATTTTTGTCCGTGAAGTAAGCAGGCGATGCAAGGCAACTTCCCCATTTTGTCCATGAACCGCCGTTCTTCGGCTGTAGGTGTACGACCGTAGTTTTTCAATGTTTACACAATAATTAGTTTATTAGATGGACGATAACAATGTTATTTACCATCGCCCACCATTGTGGATTACTCTGCGTTTGCAGCGTTCGGGAGGGCGCTTTCAACACCGTTAGCATCGGCGTTTTCAGCCACTGCTGGGGTTTCCGGTTTTGGTGCGGAGTCTTCGGTCAATGCTGCCAGGGCGGCTTCAATTTTGGTAGCTGCATCTTCTGGGGAAATGCCGGTCACTGCATATTCATCGAGTTCAGGTACAGGAACAACGTCGTCGCCCATGTCGGTATTAGCCAGCATCCAAGCATAGGTATGATCACCCATCCACTGTAGCGACGGCCGCTCCCCTTCAACTTCAGGACGAAGCAGGTACGCTTTACGGCCGATGCCGGCAACACGTAGAGCAGCAAAGCACACAGCCTGCATAATGGAGTGTGACATTTCGGAAACTGGCTCATTCACACCAACTTTCAGTCCACTATTCGCCATGTCGTTGGCGCCATAATTGGTGTTTAGTTCTACACGCCATTGGCCTACCAGGTTGCCATTCTCAAAGAGAATAGGTGATACAACCAAGCCCAATGAGCGGATTAAACTCTGGCAGAATGCCATATTAGTGAAGGGGTTCAGTTCTGGCATATTTTGGAATGCCGAATAGTCAGGCTCGGTGCCATCAGCAACCTGCTTGCGAATCCATGCACGTGAACCATCACTTGCAACGAACACATTAGCTGGCCCTTGGCTTGCAACATGGTCGTGTGTCAGTCCGGCGATCAGTGCCAGCGCGTTTGAGGCTTCCAGATGATTCAACCCTTGTTCGGTAGTGGTCAGTGTGAGGTGTTCATTCAAGCGGTATTTCATTGACGTTCCTTAAATAAATTCAATCGGGAAGGGGCTACGGGGCTGCATTGGTCTTCAAAAGAAGCAGCCACGCTGGAAATGAATGCCCCAAATCTTGCATCACAATCGGCCATGCCCCGAGCCGCGACCTCTTCAGTTGCCAGCTCGACAAATGCTATGGCACGGTCGATATTTGACATGATGTAATCGATCGCTAGATCACGCAGGGCCGGGTGATTGGATAGCTCTACGCCTAATACAACCACGGGGGTTCCTGCCTTGACGCCGGCCGTTAATGAGATACGGCGACCGTTCAAATTAAAAACCTTGCAGGTATGGATTTGAGACACAATAACCCCCGATGATTTACGATGATCATTATACATCTAACACTATATTAGTTTAACAAAACATTTTTTTCTTTACTCCCCCAATTCAAGCCTGGTTACTTTTTCTTCGCGGCTTTTCTCGCAGCATTCAGCTCATCAAACAATGCGCTGTAGTGCTTAACGCGTTCTTCAAGTGCAGAGATATGGCGTGATTTTTCGGACTCAGGCAAGGAGTTGAAGAGCGATATTAACCTTGATTGCCGATCGTCAAGCTGGAGGGGCAACTCATCTACGGGGATTGGGCGCTGGGAATCATCACCGTAAAGCAGCCAGGTTGGAGAGCATCGAAGAACTTGGCCGAGAGAAAAGAGGTTCTTTCCCCTTGGCTCGGTTTCACCATTTTCCCACTTAAAAAGGCACTGTTGCAAATAGTCGGTGGTGATAAACTTATCATCCCCTTTTGCTGATGGAGCTGCACATGAACCCATTCAAAGGCCGGCATTTTCAGCGTGACATCATTCTGTGGGCCGTACGCTGGTACTGCAAATACGGCATCAGTTACCGTGAGCTGCAGGAGATGCTGGCTGAACGCGGAGTGAATGTCGATCACTCCACGATTTACCGCTGGGTTCAGCGTTATGCGCCTGAAATGGAAAAACGGCTGCGCTGGTACTGGCGTAACCCTTCCGATCTTTGCCCGTGGCACATGGATGAAACCTACGTGAAGGTCAATGGCCGCTGGGCGTATCTGTACCGGGCCGTCGACAGCCGGGGCCGCACTGTCGATTTTTATCTCTCCTCCCGTCGTAACAGCAAAGCTGCATACCGGTTTCTGGGTAAAATCCTCAACAACGTGAAGAAGTGGCAGATCCCGCGATTCATCAACACGGATAAAGCGCCCGCCTATGGTCGCGCGCTTGCTCTGCTCAAACGCGAAGGCCGGTGCCCGTCTGACGTTGAACACCGACAGATTAAGTACCGGAACAACGTGATTGAATGCGATCATGGCAAACTGAAACGGATAATCGGCGCCACGCTGGGATTTAAATCCATGAAGACGGCTTACGCCACCATCAAAGGTATTGAGGTGATGCGTGCACTACGCAAAGGCCAGGGCTCAGCATTTTATTATGGTGATCCCCTGGGCGAAATGCGCCTGGTAAGCAGAGTTTTTGAAATGTAAGGCCTTTGAATAAGACAAAAGGCTGCCTCATCGCTAACTTTGCAACAGTGCCCGCTGATGAGATCCCGCTCAAACTCCGCAATGCCGGAAAGAAACGTCGCCAGCATTCGTCCATACGGCGACGAAAGATCGAACGCCATTCCATTCATGGCTATCACGGAAACCTTCCAGTTCTCCAGTTCACGTAGCGTATTGAGCAGATCGAGCGTCGAGCGCCCCCACCGGGAAAGCTCAGTGACCAGGATTGCATCAATTTGTCTGGACTGGGCAAGCGCCAGGACTTTCTTTCGCTCGGCCCGGTCGAGTTTAGTTCCTGAACCTGTTTCCTTAAATATTCCCACCACGTCGTAGCCGGCACGGCCGGCGAAGGCTCGCAGATCAAATTCCTGGCGTTCACAAGACTGATCCGCTGTTGAAACCCGGCAGTAAATGGCGGCACGATGTCCCAATTGAACCCTCCTGGATTTTTGTATCGGAACGCCCTGATTTATATGGGCTGGCTGTTGTCCAAAACAGACTATACTTCAAAAGGGACGAATTTGTATGTCACGACGCCATATTTTCACCGAACGGCAGCGAGCAGCGCTGTTCGATCTGCCCACGGACGAACTGTCGCTACTGAAGTTCTACACGCTGGGCGATGATGACCTGGAAAACATTAGGCAGCGCCGCAGACCGGAAAACAGGATTGGCTTTGCCCTGCAACTTTGTGCCTTACGATATCCGGGCCGTGCACTGGCTCCTGGTGAGATGATCCCGCGTGAAGTCCTTTCCTTCGTCGGTGCTCAGCTTGGAGTTCCGGCTGATGCGCTTCTCACTTATGCCACACGGCGCCAAACCCGTCAGCAGCACATGGACACGCTGCGCGAAATTTACGGCTACAAGACCTTCACGGGCCGTGGTGCCCGTGATCTGCGGGAGTGGACTTTCGGCCAGGCCGAAGATGCCAGATCAAACGAGGATCTTGCTCATCGTTTTATTGTGCGGTGTCGGGAAACTTCCACCATTCTGCCCGCAGTATCGACAATCGAGCGCTTGTGCGCGGATGCTCTGGTCGCCGCTGAGCGGCGGATTGAAACGCGGATTGCGGAAAATTTAACAGCGGATGTTCGCGATCACCTGGACAAACTTCTGAGTGAAATGCTCGCCGGCAATATCAGTCGTTTCATCTGGCTTCGCAACTTCGAGGTTGGTAACAACTCGGCTGCTGCTAACCGTTTGCTCGACAGGCTCGAATTTCTGCGTACCCTGAATATCAATCATAGTGCTTTGGCCAGCATACCTGCCCATCGCATTGCCCGGCTGCGTCGGCAGGGTGAACGCTACTTCACCGACGGTTTGCGTGACATCACTTCGGACCGCCGCTGGGCGATCCTTGCCGTCTGTGTTGTGGAGTGGGAAGCGGCGATTGCTGATGCCATAGTCGAAACCCATGACAGGATCGTAGGAAAAACCTGGCGGGAAGCGAAGCGCCAGCATGACGAAACAATTTCCGGCTCTAAAGCCACACTCACGGATACGATCCGTACCTTCACCGCGCTGGGAGCTTCGTTGCTTGAGGCCCGCAGTGACGGAACCCCGCTGGAGATGGCTGTCGCCAGTTCGGTTGCATGGGACCGGCTCGCTCAACTGGTAGCGACAGGGACTCAACTCAGCAACACGCTAGCCGATGAGCCTCTTGCATATGTCGGGCAGGGATACCATCGCTTTCGTCGTTATGCGCCCCGCATGTTGCGCTGTCTGAAGCTCGAAGCCGCGCCGGTCGCCGGACCATTGGTAGCAGCAGCTTTGTCGATCGGAGAGATGAAAGGTGTTGCATCGCCAGAAAGGCGTTTCCTGCGGCCCAGCTCCAAATGGAACCGTCATTTACGAGCTCAGGAAAAAGGAGATACCCGTCTTTGGGAAGTGGCGGTACTCTTTCACCTCCGGGATGCTTTTCGTTCCGGAGATGTCTGGCTCGCTCATTCGCGCCGCTATGGTGACCTCAAGCAGGTACTGGTGCCGATGATCGCGGCGCAGGAAAATGCAAAACTGGCCGTGCCTTCCAACCCACAGGATTGGCTGGCAGACAGAAAGGCGCGACTCACGATCGCTCTTAAGCGGCTGGCCCGGGCTGCCCGTAACGGCACTATTCCGCACGGTAGCATAGAAGATGGAACGTTGCGGATCGACAGGTTGACAGCAGACGTGCCGGATGGTGCCGAGGCACTCATACTGGATCTGTATCGCCGAATGCCGTCCGTTCGGATTACCGACATGCTGCTTGAAGTTGATGCAGCCCTTGGTTTCACAGATGCGTTTACCCATCTGAGAACCGGGGCTCCATGTCGCGACCGGATCGGTCTGCTCAACGTCCTGCTCGCTGAAGGGCTCAATCTGGGCCTGCGTAAGATGGCGGAAGCTACAAACACGCATGATTACTGGCAGCTCTCACGCCTTGCCCGCTGGCATGTTGAAAGCGAAGCCATGAACCAGGCATTGGCAATTGTGGTGGCCGCGCAGGGTAAACTGCCGATGTCACGCGTCTGGGGGATGGGCACGTCAGCATCGAGCGATGGTCAGTTTTTCCCGACAGCGCGGCATGGCGAAGCCATGAACATGGTCAATGCCAAATATGGTTCTGTTCCCGGCCTCAAAGCGTATACTCACGTAAGCGACCAGTTCGCGCCATTCGCTTGTCAGTCGATCCCGGCGACCGTGAGCGAGGCACCGTATATTCTCGATGGACTACTGATGAACGAGGTCGGTCGCCATGTTCGCGAACAGTATGCCGATACAGCAGGATTCACCGACCATTTGTTCGGAGCCAGTAGCCTGCTCGGCTACAATCTCGTTCTGCGAATCAGGGATCTGCCATTGAAGCGGTTGTACGTATTTAATCCCGATACGACCCCCAGGGAGTTACGCAAGTTGGTAGGTGGAAAAGCCCGGGAGGATCTTATCGTTGCGAACTGGCCTGATATTTTCCGTTGTGCCGCGACGATGACCGCTGGCAAAATCAGGCCCAGCCAACTCCTGCGCAAGCTCGCTTCTTACCCACGACAAAACAACCTTGCAGTTGCGCTTCGTGAAGTTGGTCGTATTGAACGGACCCTTTTCATTATTGAGTGGATCCTGGATACGGACATGCAGCGGCGTGCTCAGATCGGTCTTAACAAGGGAGAGGCCCACCATGCGCTCAAAAATGCGCTCCGTATCGGGAGGCAGGGGGAAATTCGCGATCGCACGACAGAGGGGCAGCACTACCGAATCGCTGGGCTCAATTTATTGACTGCGGTGATCATTTACTGGAATACCGTCCATCTTGGTCATGCCGTCACGGAGCGGCGGAACGAAGGGTTGGATGTTCCCCCTGAATGTCTTCCCCACATATCCCCATTGGGCTGGGCGCACATTCTACTGACTGGCGAATATCTTTGGCCCAAGGAACCGAAAGCTTAGGGTGTCATTTCGCCCTCAGCCGGAACCGACCCCATAAAGGCGTGCAACAGTTGGCGGTCCAGCTAGATGAAACCTGGAAAACCGTCGCATCCCGCTTTGAAGGAAATGCGGAGGTTCATATTTGCCATGACGGTAAACATCCTTCCCTGACTATCAGCAGCCTGGAGAAACTGGAGGAGCCAACATCGTTGCATCGTCTCAACAGTCGGGTAAGGCTGCTACTCCCGCCAGTAGATTTGACGGAACTGTTGCTTGAAATAGATGCCAGAACGGGATTTACACGTGAGTTTACGCATGTCAGTGAATCCGGGGCCCGGGCACAGGATCTGCACATCAGCCTGTGCGCGGTCCTGATGGCAGAGGCCTGCAATATCGGGCTGGAACCGCTGATAAAGCACAATATACCGGCGCTGACGCGCCACCGGCTTAGCTGGGTAAAACAGAATTACCTCCGGGCAGAAACGCTGGTCAGCGCCAATGCCCGCCTGGTTGATTTTCAGTCCACACTGGAGCTTGCTGGCCGCTGGGGTGGTGGCGAAGTGGCTTCAGCTGATGGCATGCGCTTTGTCACGCCGGTGAAAACCGTCAATTCAGGACCTAACAGAAAATATTTTGGTTCCGGACGTGGCATCACCTGGTACAACTTCGTCTCTGATCAGTACTCTGGATTCCACGGCATCGTTGTCCCCGGCACATTACGAGATTCCATTTTTGTGCTGGAAGGCCTTCTGGAGCAGCAGACAGGGCTGAATCCGGTTGAGATCATGACAGACACAGCCGGTACCAGCGACATTATTTTTGGCCTCTTCTGGCTGCTGGGATACCAGTTTTCCCCCCGGCTTGCCGATGCCGGTGAAGCGGTATTCTGGCGAGTGGATAAATCGGCAAATTACGGTGCACTGGACGAACTGGCACGTGGTTGTGCCGATCTGTCGAAAGCCGAGGATCAGTGGGATGAGATGATGCGAACCGCCGGTTCGCTGAAACTGGGCACCATTCATGCTTCAGAACTCATTCGCTCTTTGCTGAAAAGCTCGCGCCCATCAGGGCTGGCACAGGCGATCATGGAAGTGGGGCGCGTCAACAAGACGCTGTACCTTCTTAATTATATTGATGATGAGGATTATCGTCGGCGGATCCTGACGCAGCTAAACCGGGGGGAAGGCCGCCATGCTGTGGCGAGGGCGATCTGCTACGGGCAGCGCGGTGAGATCAGAAAGCGCTATCGTGAAGGTCAGGAAGATCAGCTGGGGGCACTGGGCCTGGTCACTAACGCAGTGGTACTGTGGAACACACTTTATATGCAGGAAGCCCTGAGCTGGATACGCAGTAATGGAGAAGAAATCGGGGTTGAAGATATCGCCCGGTTGTCCCCACTGATGCACGGGCATATCAATATGCTGGGGCATTATACGTTTACGCTACCGGAGGATATTTTGAAGGGGGAACTGAGAGAACTAAATTTCAATTTAAACAATGAATTAACTTCTTAGCGTACGTTTTCGTTCCATTGGCTCTCAAACCCCTGCATCGAGGGTTGACCCTAGTTCGAGATCGACGAGATTGCCGTCCTTGACGCGGTATTCGCGGTCATAGCCTTTGGCGATGAATGACTGGACTGCTTCTAGAACGTCGGTCACCTGGGAGGTCATGGAAGCACCTTCATCTTGAACTGG